TCGTATCCGTCAGATAGTGGTTAACGGTATAACCCTCTGGGATAGAACCATTGTTCTTGATGGCGTTGATGTCGTTGTCAGCCGTAGCTACGCGAAGCTCAGTCTCAAGCAGACGGGTCGCCACGAACATCAGTGCGGGCGGAACAATCAGCTTCTTGGGCTTAGCGGCGATCAGCAGACCACGCTCATCCGTCCATGCAGCGATCTGAATAACAGCGGCCTCAAGGGAGGTCTCATTCAGGTCAGCAGGCGTGGCCGGCTCGTTGGAGTTAACTCCACCAGACACCAGGGGGTGATCGGTAGCAAACAGAGGTTTGCCATCACCGCCCGGGAAGTTAGCGGAGAAACCATTGTTAAGCACGTTGGCGGCTTTAACTTGTTTGGTATAAGCCATAGCACGAGCCAGTGCTTTGGTGTACCGGGACGACAGGCTGTCGTACAGGTTGTCCTCGATTGCCTCTTCGGTAATCGAGAAACCCAGGGCGATGGTTTCGTGGTTGTAACGTGCAGTGAAAGCTTCCTGCGCATTGTCATAAGCAATGGCAGCGCCCTCGTTCTTCACCGGAGCGGCGGAGAATCCGGACAGCTTGGTTTCTTCTTCGAAAGAACGCTCAGAGGTCTCAGTCTCATAGATCTCTTTATGCTCTTCCCCGTAGGTTGCGTACTGAAGACCAAACAGTGCGTTCAGGCCCGGGAGCAACTCTTTCAGTAGTTGTGCGCGTGAAATAGCCATTTAATTAGCTCCTTATGCCGAAACTGCGGAAGCAGCAGCATTGTAGTACTGATGGATTCCGAAGTTGAACTTAACAATTACCTCGGTATAGGAACCGGGGAAACCAGCGATGGCTGTGTCAGGCACTACGTCAACAATACGGAACGGCAGGGCCGTCTCGGTGTCGGTAGTAGCGGAAACAGCAGCAGCCGAGTCGCCAGTCGTGGTCGAGCCACTAGCAGCGTTCGGAACATAAGCTGTGTTCTGACCAACAGCTGCCTGGGTGAGGAAAGAAACAGTTGTTGTACCAGCGGTAACAACTGCAACTTTGAAGAGTGCATCCGGATCATCCAGGACGAAAGCCTTGATGTCGGTAGCACTTACGCCACCAGGGTAATACTGTTGCTGGAGCAATTGCTTGGTTGTGGGATTGGTGTACTGGCAACCAAGGAAAATGCCAACAGCTTCTACGCTAGAAGCGGTTGCCGAGACCTTGGTGATCGTACCGCCCGTGTTAATAGCAACAACGTCACCATAATAAATGGCGGTGCCGGAGCTAGAAGCAATGGGCAGCAGACGGGTCGAGCCAGCAAACACCTGACCGCCGATCAAATTGATCGGACGTAGCCCGTAGGGGCTTGAAACAGCAGGATATGCCATGTTAAACCTCGTTCAAAAAGTTATGAGCCTTTACCGAAACTAACCGACGACTTCCGCTCTCTATAAAGCGGCATCCGTGGGTCAGATTCGCGCATGAAGTTGTTATCAACAGATTCAGTCTGGCTTTCGGTGATCTTTTGAAAATGAGCATTCCGTTGCTCGACTAATTCTGTCGGGGTCTTGCAGAGAATCAGTCCACCAATAACTACGTTGTCTTTGAACTTTTCATTAATGTCAGTCCCATGCAACATCAGTTCTGGGTGGTCGGACGCCCTGACGGGTTCCCATCCCTCGCGAAGCTTGGCAGACAAGTTGGTCGGGTCAGATTGATTCAGAGTTGATAAACGAATCCAACGGAATTTATACCCGTCCTGCGGCGCAGGCTCAGGCAAAAGAGTAGGAGGTGTCCAGCTCTTTACACGCTCGGTGGTTTCACGTTTTTCAATCTCACGACTATTTCTGTTCTCAGCCATTTTGTTTCCTCACTTCTTCTGCAACCTTTTTGGCATAGAGTTCCAAAGGAACGCCAAGCCGCTTGGCGATGTTAACCTGCGTTTGTGTTAACACGATCTTCTTAGAGGCCGTGCTGCGGGTCGCAGGCGCTACCACGCTTTTTGTGGCACGAGCAGGTTTTTCAACCTTCTCGGTAACATCTTCCGGAGAATCAAAGGCATCCGGAAAAACTTGTCGCATACGAGAGTCAATGCGCTCGTAGTACTCTTCACTTCTCGGGTCGATGCCCGACTTGACTAGCTTCTGGTGCAATCCAAGCGCAAAACTAGTCATTTCCTCGTCCTGTCCAAACCACCGATTTTCTTGTTGCCAGGCAAGTGCTTTGGTGTCAGCTTGAGGCGCTTGAACGAATTGTTGAGTTTCTACTCCCTTTTCTTCCTCCTGTAAAGGGGTAGGTTTAAAAGAAGCAATCCGCTCGGCTTTTAGCTTGGCCGTAGTCAGAGCTTCTTGAGCTTCGGTTAGAGCTTCAGAATCGCCAGCGTCATAGGCTTCCTTGAACTTGCGCTTGGCTTTTTCCATCTCCAAGTCAACAGCTGCCTTGGCCTGGTTGATCAAAGCCTCTTGCCCTTTATTCAGGGAACCTTTTAGCTTCTTGTTCTCCTCAATAATGGCTTGAGCTAGCCGAATGGCCTCCTCTTTTTCGCGCATGGCGGCTTCCTTAGCCCGGCGCTCGTCGTGGTAGCCCTTGGTAAATTTCTCAATCCGCTTGCGGACGTTTTCCGAGTACTGGGCAAGCTCGTCCTCAGACGGCTCTTCCGGTGCTGCTTCCAATGGCTTTCGGCCACGGTCTTGTTCCGGGGTGTCGTCTACAACCTCGATCTCAGAGTCGTTAGCCTTAGCTTCTTTCTCTAGAGGAAGCTCCTTCTGGGCCTTTTCTTTGGCCTCTCGCTCCTCTTTTTCGTCCGGAAACTCGTATTCAACCTTCTCAAATTCAGCCATTTTCTACTCCTTAAGCACGGGAAATTCCCCGGGGATCTTCAACCACGGCCTCGACAGAATCGTCGTTTATCAGCCTAAATTCCCGGCCATGAATCTTGACTCGGGTACCAGTGTTAGCCCTGACCAACACGAAATCACCCTTCTTGCACCACGGGCCGTGGGGGAAACGGTCTTTGTCTTTGTAGCAGTCCGGACCAAGCTCAACTACGAAAAGAACATTGGTAAGCAGTTCTTCATACCGAATGATCTGGTCAGCCTTAAGAATGCCGCTTTCGTACTTTTCCTCGATCTCGGGGATACAAACAAGGATCTTGTATCCCATAGGCTTAGGCAGCTGCCTTGCCTTTTCCTCGGGAGTCTCGGGCAGAACCGTTGCCTCCTCCGGGTTATCAGGGTTTACCCCTATTAAAATTTCACTCATCAGAGTTCTCCAAATTGCGCACGAGGTCTTCTACTAGTTGTTTTGCGGCGAGCAGCCCTCGGATCTTGCCGCAACTTTCTCGGTACTCGGCGTAGTCTTTCGGCTGGCCGCTACCTAGAAATTCTTGTGTCTGTGCAATTTGGTCGTCTAATTGAGAGGAAATTACTTCTAGCACTCTCGTTTCCATTCATTATCCTTTTGGTTTGAGTGTCTCTTTCAATATTGCGGTTTGGGCTTTCTTGTCTTCGCCGCGCTCTTTTGCTGCCAGTCTCATAGCCTCGCGTTTGTTCTCGGACATGATCCGCTCGCGCTCGATCTCCTGCTGCTGGGCCTTGAGAGTAAGTTCGGCCTGGTCCTTCTGGGCTTGCATCTGAAGTTTCTGAGCCTGAAGCTGGAGTTCCTGTTGCTGCATTTGGATAACAGGATCTTGCGCCTGGGCCTGAGCCTGCTGTTGAGCTGCTTCTGCCTGGTTCTTCTGGAGAAGCTGAGCCGAGGCTTGAGCCACGAGCTGAGACAGGTTGACTTCCACATCCTCTGGCAGGTTTTTGTCCGGCGGAGGCAGCGGAACACCCAACGTATTTTCAATATCGCGGCGATATTTGAAGCCAAGGTGTTCTGCGATGTGGGCCATGAGCGAAGCCTGAATCTGTTGAGCCATCGGGTTCTGGCCAATCGCTCCCATGATCTTGGGATCTTGCATCATCGTCTGGTGAACCGCGATGTGTGCGTCGTGATCTTGGTAAATAAATGCCTTGAGAGGTTTGCCCTTCAGAGCATTCATGTTTTCCGAGACCGGATCTACAGGCTTTTGATCGTCGATGGTCGGTACGAGCTTGGCTGCATCCTTAATGCCAAGGACGTCAAGCATCTGGCGGTGTAAAGCAGGAAGATCATAAATCTGAGGCGCGGATTGAGCCAGTTGAATAACCGCCTGATACTGGACAACTCGCTGCGCCATAGTGGCGGCGTTTGGATCAGAGACTGGGATGACTTCAACAAGGTCGTAATCACTTTTCTTTGCGCGGGGTGGTGCGTTCTGCGGTTCGTAAGCATACGAGTCCTCCGTATAGTCACGGATGATGTTCTTCAGGAGTTTGAACTCCTGTTTCATCGCGTGATGGACCCTCGCCTGCACGGCACTCATGGTCTTCAGCTGTCTTTCAAGTAAAGCCAGAGTTGTGCCGACCGGAGCTTGTGCGCTCATATCGGACACTTTCATGTCTGCGACTGAGGCAAGCCGACGCGCTTCGTCGTTTACTTGATTGAGCAGCTGAAGAAGGGTCTGACTCGGCTCTTTATAAGGCAGAGTCATTATGTTGTCTTTAATCGCTCCACCGGGAATGTCCACATCTCTAAATTCACCTGGAGCAATCGGCGTGTCGTCTCCCTTTACTCGGAGACCTCGGGCTTTAAGCCCTCCTGGAAGGTTAGCCAGGGATCCTGCGTCAATAAGTTGACGTATAAGCGTCGTGCCTCCGCGAGCATACCCACCGATAATATGAATGAGGCCAAGGTTGTAAAAGCCAAAGCCGGGAATATAGCCATAGTGAACGAAATGGGTCCGTTTAAGCTTAAGGGGGTCATCGGGATTCCAGTTTCTACGAATGGCGAGGACTGTTGAGGTCCCTTTATCAATCGTAACGATGTACGGGAGTGCGATTCCATCTTTATCCTCGTATCCTGGCAGGTCAAGGTCAGCTTGAATCTCAAGCAATGTATATCTGTCATCCGAAGTTAGCGTGAAGCCTGCCTCTTCCGCCTTCTTCCTTTCAATATCCGTCTGAATAAAAACCGGATCTCCAAGATCTACGTCGCGATAAAAGCCGGCGACCATCAGTCGCTTTAGTTCATTCTTTGTTTTACGCATTACATGTGTAATGCGCGGTGCTGTCTCTAAGTTAGAGGCGCCATAAGGAACAATCACATCTTCTGCGGTTACAAATAAAGAAACCTGGCGTCCAAGACTCGGATCGTAGTAAACCTTTTTAAATGCTGACCCCTGAAGGCCGAGAGAGTAGAGCAGACGCTCATGCTCGGGGCGGTATTCAACCATTACTTCAGTCAGCTGGTAATTCATATCCTGCTGAACTCGCTCGGAGGCCTCTTCCTTAAACTTGTTAGGCTGACCTATGATCTTCGTTTTGACCGGTCCCTTGGCCGGGAAGGTCTCCATGATCGTCTCGGACTGGAACCTAATGGCTGCCTCAGAAAGCAGGGTGGAAAAAATCCCGCAGGCTCCGTTCCAGGGTTCGGTTCGTTCTTCGTATTTGATTCCAAGGACTTCGAGTCCTTTGACCAACATGTCCGCCCAGTCTTTTCGGGAGTTTTCGTCATTCTCTACATCTGATGTAAGCTCAGAGCCGAACTGGGTTAGCTCGGACTCATTCATAAATTCAGCTAGGTTGGCATCAAAGTCCGTCTCACCAAGCTCGCGAGGTTCAATATCAATCTCTACCCCGTCCATCTTGATGGACATTGACTCCGGGTCTACAACCTCGATCTCAATTTCCTCGGCTGACTCTTCGTCGATCCCAATTGGGGCTTGGTATAGGGCTTTTTCAATCGCCATAATTCATCCTTAGTAATAAGCAGCCCGGCGCTGCTTGAAGTATTGAATGTCGTCCTCTTCGTCAAGAGTAGTACGTACATAACCACCCTGCCTAAATCGCATTAAGGCAAGGGAGACCGAGTCCACATAGTCATCATGGTCCCCATTAGGGAAACTTGCAACTTCCTCCACCACTTCCTCGGCCCAGTTAGTGTTTGGAACCCATATACGACTTGAAGCAAATAGATCAGATACAGCATTTAATCGCGTGATCTTATCGTTGCCTTTGGTTGGGGTAAACTCCTGAACGGGAACGCCCATAGATCTAAGCTCATAGATGAGGGGAGCGCCAGAGGCCTTCTTTTCTATGATGAGTCCGTCGGGGTTCCATTCCTTGTACTGTTCTAACACCCGTTTTTTCAATTCCGGGAACTCAAGCCGGTCCCGAAAGGCGTTTAACAGTATTAAATTTGCCTGTTCTTTGCCCGTATCGTCCGGGTGGTAGAAGACCCCCCAGGTAGTACAGGCCGAATAGTCGGCTCGGGTGTTCTTTTCGAACGCTGTATCCCAGGCTTGGATGATCATATCGACCGGAGGCGGGGAATCGTTCTCCCAAATCTGCCACCACTCCCGTTTTACGATGGCTGAACCCTCTGAGGTAGGGTCTTGTTGGTACTGAGCCTGCCATTTTGGGTGGGGAAGTTCCTCTTTTAGGGACGATAACTCACTCAAACTCCAAAATTCCGGCCATAAAGGCTTTCCAGAGGGCAAAATTGCTGGAAATTCAACAACATCCCACTCATCCCCGCCCCGCTGAGCGCTGGCTTTAAGGACTTGGCCAGTTAAATCGCGCTTTCCCCACCGGGTCATCACGATAACAATTGACCCACCCGGCTGAAGACGCTGCCTTGGGCCAGAGGAGTACCACTCGTAGACCTTATCAAAGACCCCGGGGTCTCCGGCGGCTAGGGCTGCTTCTTGTTCTGAGTGCGGGTCGTCGATAATAAGGAGGTCAGCTCCCTTACCAGTGACGGTACCGCCAACGCCAATAGCAAAATACTCACCATTAGCATTAGTAGACCACCGCCCAGCAGCCTTAGAGTCGTGTCGCAGGGATACGTTCGGAAATACTTTTGCATAAGTCTCCCCATCTACTAGGTTACGGACCTTCCGGCCAAAGCCGACCGCTAGTTCGGCGGTATTAGAGGTCTGGATAATCTTCTTCCCAGGATACTTCCCCAGGAACCAGGCCGGCAATAAGTAAGAAGCAAACTCCGACTTGGTGTGCCGGGGTGGCATATTGATAATAAGTCTCTTTAGCTTTCCGGCAGCTATGTCCTCAAACTTCTTGGCCATGACCGCATGATGGCGGCCGTGGATAAAGCTGGGCCACATGGCCTTAACAAAGTTCATAAAAGAGTTCTGCGCTTTTTCCCGCATCAGGGCGTCCTGATACTGCTGAGCCATAGACAGTATCTCGTCTCGCTGGGCGTCCGGCAGATTGGAAATAAAGTCTAAAACCTTACTCAATCTTATGAACCCTCATATAAGACGGACGCACTGTCCTCGCCCGGCCGGGGATTCCTTTACACACCCCCAGGCGGATCAGCATCTGGATCTTCCTAGATACATTCCCCCTACCTCTTTCACCAGTGATAAACATAATCTCGTCTATAGACGGGGCGTAGCCATACTTCTTCCACCACTCATCTATCACCATGTAGGTCTGCTTTAAGGCCGGAGTCATTTCAGGAACTTTTGTACCCATCTCGTAAATTTATATATATACCCCCCACCCCTCTCTGAATCCAAAACTGTAGGGGGGTGATTGCAGTAATTAACTCCCCCAGATAACTCGCCATTTTTCACTAGCCCCCACCCCTTGTTTGTTAACAAATTTGTTAATTTTCTGTTAAGTTAGTGAGTACTTAAGTTATAAGTGCTTGATTTCATTGAGAAAGTACACCTTAACAGCTGTTAAGGTGTGATGTATGGGACAGGTTTGGGACATAGTTGAATGAGTGGATTAGTATGCGTAGTTAACTCCGGCACCGTCAAACCGTCTCGGGGGGGTGCGGGTGCGGTGGGGTCTCGGCCGGCGCGTTTTCAGTGGCCTCGGGGGCAGGAAGCGCGGACAGCTCAGCCAGCAGGGATTCGGCGTCTATCGTGTTCGCGTCCTGCGCGTCAGACTTGGCCACGGCCCGGAGCGATTCGAGTAGTCGCTCTTTGATATCCACAGAGGCGGAGAGCTTCAAGACCTCCCGCCGCTCAGTAAAGGCGGCCACCTCGGTCACCTTCCCCAATAGCTCCAGCGCTTTGATCTGCTGGGCGTCCTTAACGCTGGGGTCGGTTGCCTTCTTTGTCAGCTCGCTTATCACTAAGGCTCTTAGCTGGGCAGGGGTTCGTAATCGCTCCAGCTCAAACGCCCGCTCGAAGGCTTCCTTCAGCGATATTATCGCGGCATCCTTAGCAAGGGCCTGCCCTCGGCGGCTTGCGGATTGGGGCTTGGCCTTCGTCTCCCTGCTCTTGCGGTATGCCCCAGCCTTACTCTCTCCGAGTGCTAGCTGGCGGGCGAATTCAATATCCTTGCGACTCAGCTTCTTTTCCTTCGTTGCTGTCGCGCCCACTAAAAGCACCTCTACGGGAACCTGATCCAGCCCTTCCCTGATCTGCTCTCTAGTCAATTTTCCCATGGGTACATTTTCGGAATCGGCTATCAATTGGGCGGAGTGTATAGCTTCCACTTATTGAGCGCAAGCTGAGCTGTTTCGCTTCGCTCTTTTCCCCCGCGCCTTCGATTGATTCGGGCTATCAATTTCTGATTTCGATTAGAAAATAAAATGGCACCATTCGGTTGATAGTCAACCAAAGCATGAGATGATTCGTTTTATCAGTAACCGCCCCGGACGGTTTCCGGGATACCGCTAGGAGATTTTATGACCAAACACATCAACCTTGATGATTTATTCGAAGAGTGCCTTCAGGATACCCGCGAAGCTCTCCGCAGAGGGGAGATCAGCGATTACAAGGCGAACATTGATCGGCTGGAGATATTCCTTCAGAGCAACCCCGGCGACCCTTATACGCTCGCTTGGTCTGCTGATGGCTTTATGACCCCCGCTGAGAATTTCATTGACTAACCCGCCGCCGGGGCGGTTCCCCGGTTCAACCGCTAGGAGATCAAAACCATGAATTATCTAATCACCCACAGCAAAGGCCCTCAGGGTTGGTCAGAGGCCCGAATTGCACCCGTATCGAGTAAACGTCTTAGCCCCTTCGAACGCGAATGGCTGGACTGGATGCTCGCCAACGGTTCGACCGTAGTCACCATAGGCGACACCATGCTAGAGATCAAGACGCCCCAAGAAGTGAACGACTAACTAACCGCCGGGGGTTCGCCCCCGGTTTTTCTCACCGCTAGGAGAACCACACCATGTCAACATTTATCGAATTTGAAGGCGGCCTTGTAATCGAGACCGACAACCCTGAATTTCACCCCGAGGGGAAAAGACTCACCCGGAAAGCGGGCCAGCAAAAACGCCGGGAATACTGCCGCGCCCAATTGCTAAAGATTCTCAAACCCGGCGACACCGTTTACACCGTCCTGCGCCATGTATCCGCCTCGGGTATGTCTCGCCGCATTGACCTTTACACGATCAAAGACGGACGGATGCAGTATCTCTCCGGGTATGCCGCCGGACTGATGGACCGGAAACTATCCGACAAGCCGGGAATCGTGGTCGGCGGGTGCGGTATGGATATGGGCTTCCACCTTGTTTACTGCCTGTCCTATTCCCTTTTCAAAGACTCCCCGCCGGAGGGCCACAGGGACGGAGGGTATGCCCTGCGGCATGAGTGGATTTAAGCCCTTGACCTGATGCCCTGCGGGTCAGGGTATCGGGGCGCGGACTTCGCGTCTCAACCGCTAGGAGGTAAACAAGTGAACAGGGTCAAGGTTTTTGACAAGGGTTCCGCAAGTATTGAACGGATATTCCCCTCGGGGATGTATCTCGTCCAATGCTACACGGGCCACGAGCTGCACGACAAAATCCGCTGCGACACATACCGCGCCGCAATGGATTATTTCCGGGCATTTTGCCGGATTGCTAAAAATGGGGGTGCGCGATGATTTACCAATACAAGCCACAACCGAACGACCCGCAAGCCCAGACTCTCCCCTACGGTCTGCGCTTGAAGGTCATCCCGGGAACCCGCGAGGGCTACCCGCAAAGCACCGTGCAGGTGAAGGATACCGCCGGGAATCCCCTCGGCCGGGTGCTGTTTTCCTCGTTGGAGGTGCTGAGATGAAGAGCGGCGCGAAATATCAAATAGTCGAGCTTCCCGATGAGGTTTCGATAGTGGACACCGAGAGCAATCGGCCCGTGGTTTCTTACCCTTACGAGGACACCGCCGAGCTGTTTCATCAAACTATGAACGCCACCCGCGAATGCTCACGACTTAACGGGGGCCAGCCATGAACCGACGAGACCTTGAGGAAATGCGCCGCCGATTGGCAGAGAGACAAGCCGCAGAGGCCGCCGACCATCCGGCGATGCTGATCGTGAGCGCAGTCGCGTTCATTTTTTTAATCGTTGTCATGAGTGCAATTTGACGGAGAGAGAAATGGAAATTTTAGAAATTACGGTTTATTCGTTTGATGAGCTGGAGGACAAGGCCAAAGAGAAAGCCCGGGAATGGTTGCGAAGAGACCTCGATTATCCGTGGTTCGATGAGGCCATCGGTTCGATTCGGGCCTTCGTTCGACACTTCGGGGCCGAGGTTACGGATTGGTCACTGGGGTCAGGATCGGGCAGAGACTATATCAAAACTGATATAACCCCGGCGCATTTCCGAGGCGTAAAGCTCAAGGACATCCACCGCGACTATATGCCCACGGGCTACGCCTTAGACGCCGATTTGTGGGGCGAATTCTATCGGGTGTTCGAGAAAACCGGGGACGCGAAGTATGCCTTCGAGCAAGCCCTCGAAGAAGCCATCATCGGGATACAGAGAGATATCGACTATCAGTATTCGGACGAGTGTGTAGATGAGACCCTGAGAATCAATGAGTATCGGTTCACCGAAACCGGAAAATTTTTTAACCGCTAGGAGGAAATTATGGGATTGTGCGTATCTGTTTATAGATGGAGTTTGGGTGACTGCACCAATGGCGGGATTTCCGCCGGGGTCTCTGATCTGTGCGTGGTGAATGTTCCGGGGCCGTTTTCGCCATCCGAGGATTGTCCGGCTGCGGAGCTAGTGCCTGGACCCGTTAAAGGGCAGGCGATTATCAAGCCGATCGGAGACCAACCCGGAATGATCGGGCCTATGTTCGGCGGTAATTACGCCAGCAGCAGCGATTCACGATTCAATGAGGCTGTTCGCAAGATAACGGGCCAGCTCACTTACGGAGCTGTTGCAATTCACGATCGGTTTGAGACCCAGGAAGAGTATGACGCACTAAGCCGCTGACCTTCTGCCCCTGGGAGACCGGGGGCAGCGGGGCGGGGGCTTCCCGTCTTATCGCTAGGAGGTTTTTATGAGAAGAGAAGATCTAACCGGAAAACGGTTTGGCAAATTAACTGCGTTGGAATACTCGGGGTCTACACCGGATGGGAGATCCCTTTGGAAGTGTCTTTGCGATTGTGGAATGACCACGATTAAAAGGGCCGGAACCATGAAGCGCGGGGGGACCCAGTCTTGCGGGTGCATCGTTCGGAATATGCGAGGAGAGAATAATCCCAGAAACATAAAACGATTCCGGGAAAGAGGGGTTTATTTCCACTCAAAACGGGACGACTGGTATGTAAGGGCAAAGACCATCCTTGCCGGGGCTAAGAAAAACAATACTCCCTTTGGGTTCAAAGATGCGTTGGACTTTACCATCTATCTGAAAAGTATCGCTCCCGAAGTCTGCCCAGTATTTGGCGTTCCCATGACCACGGGCAAAAGAGTGCTTCACGATTGGAGTCCAAGCGTGGACAAAATCGACAAGAAAAAGGGATATGTGCGAGGAAACATTCAGATTATTAGTTACCTTGCCAATGCCATGAAACGGGATGCTAGTCCCGAGCGGCTAAATCAATTCGCCCGATGGGTATTAGCAAACAATTAAAAGGAAAACTATGCGAGTAATTATTTCAGCTGAGGACATGATTACCGCCTTTGAGATCGTGAGGCTAACCCTTGAAAATAGGGATACCTATGACTCGATAGCGAGACAGATGGATGTATCCGATGAGGAACTATCCCGGCTTTATAACCGGATCATGGGGTTCCTCGATGGTGATCTGAGGTCTGCCTGATGAATCTCAAAGACGGAAACGGGAAGGTGCCAGTGTATATGGGGGGAGACTCCCCCTATATCCTGGTGGACTTCCCAAGCAAAGAGGCATTCTTCCAGCTCTTCAAACGGACGCATCACCCCGGGAGTAAGGAGAAATTCTGGGAGGTTCTGACAAAGAGAGCGGCCGGGGCTACACTCTCCCAGGCAGGTGAGCCATACATGACCAAGGAGGGAGTCCGGCGGATCGAAGCCCGGTTCCTCCGCTTGGTCAGAGAGGCTTACCAAGCAAAACTTTTTTCAGAGAGATAGACGCTTGGAACAGACCGTGCCTGAGATGGTAGTCGTTGAAGTCCTCCCCGATTGTTGGGGAGATCCAGTAAGGCTTGCCTGCGTTCCTCGCGGCCTTTTCGCCCACTCCATTGGGATCGTTGTCGGCGACAATGAAACACTCCGAAATGCCCCGCGCTACCTCCTCCAGGTTCGATGCCGAGAAACATACACGAATCGCATACGGGAGCTTTATAGCGTTCATGGCGGCCTTGATGCTGAGCGCCGTGGCGTAACCCTCGCAGAGCAATGTGATCCCCTTTGCTCCCATGTTGTAGGTTGCCCCCTTAGTAATCTGTCCGTAGAGGAACTTCTTAGTCCCCTCTTCATTGATGAGCTGCGCCCCTACAAGGTCCCGATTACGGCGCATGGGGATAACTAAGAGCCGCACGGGTTCTGACTTATTGGGATCGTGGATCGTCCAGATCTTGCTTGCCTCGTCCGGGAATCCCTTGCGATCCAGGTATGGGTGAGGTGCATTGAGGCATTCGTCTAAGATCTTCTGCGCCTTGACTGCCGCCCGGTCTGCATCCTTCTGCCTCTGCTGATCGACCTCCACCCTCTGCTTGCGTAGCTCCGGAGTGAAATGGAATTGTTTATCTGCCTTCCAGAGGGCGACCTTCTGCATCGTGGCCCAGTTCTGAACGAACCCGTGGTCTCCCATGAATTTATAGCGGCCGTTCTTTTTCCTCGGGTGATCCACCGTGGGAGTAGCGATCCACCGAAACGGAATAACACTGTCGATAATTAGCCCGTGATCCCGGGCGAAGTCCTCGAACCTCATGCTCTTACCCCCTTAATTCTTCTAGCCCAGGCGATGTTCCTGCTCTTAACCCAGTTAACCGTCTTCAATGTCGGCGGGATGCCGATCTCTGTCATGTTCTTCGGCCAGACTCCGAACTTCTCCTTGAACTTGTTACTCGCCCAGCCCTTTTTGTAATTCTTTTCATTGGCGATATAGACCAGCTCGGAATAGAAAGTCTGCTTCTCATCTCTGAGATGTTTCGTGGTGCCGAATAGCTCGTGCATCTCCCCTGCCACCGAGTCAACATGATTGCGCTTGCGTCTGACATAGCCGCAGTTGGTACAGATGTCTGATCTGCTGGGCCACAGATGACCGCAGGCTGGACACTTGGATTCTTTCTTAACCTTCTCTGTCGGTTCCCGCTTTGCCCGCTCGCCCTCGTTGCTCAGCTCCTTGACTCCCGACTCGAAGATGTTGTCCCAGTCCTCACGGAACCGCAGGTAATTGCCTGAGTGATCCAGCCACAATGCAAAGTCTTTTCCCTCAAAGCTCCGCATGACCCGGCCCATCTGCTGAACATGAGATGAGATTGACTTTGAGAATGGCCTGGCTGATACGCCTATCTTTACATCGGGAACATCGAAGCCCCGGGTCAAGATGTCAGTAGCGATAAGCCCGTGGATCTGGGTGTCGGGCTTGGCGAAGTCCTCGATGGCCGCCTTCTTAAACTCATCATTATCCTTGTAGCTGATCGACACGAAGTTGTATCCCTTCCTGGCGAACTGCTCCACCAGGTCTGCGCCGTGTGCTACGCCGGCACAGAACACGATGGTCTTCTCCGGCTTACCGAATACCTCGTGGGTCTTTTTCTCCCACTCGTTAACGATGTCTCCGGTGATCTTCATGCCGCGCTCAGTGACCTCATCGGGCGACCATTCGCCGGCCACCTTCTTGGCACCCGACATGTCGATCTCTTTAGCGATGAATACTTTGAGCGGGGTTAGCCACCTCTCATCGACCAGCCACTTTGTTGTCGCGCCGTTCACCACATTGGTATAGATCTCTCCGAGTCCCTTGGTAAACGGGGTTGCAGTCAGTCCGATCACTCGGATGCCTGGGTTCTCTTTAATAAAGTCGGATGTCTGCTTGCGGGTGATGTGACACTCGTCCACGATCATCAGATCAATGTTCGGGAATCCCTTGCGCCGCTCCATCGTCTGAGCTGAGCAGACTTGCAGTCTCTCGGCCAGGTTCCACTTCCAATGATCGGCCTGGAAAACTCCGTGCGGGATAGCGTACTTGGTCAGTCGGTTGCTAGTCTGATCGACCAGCACCAGGCGATCCAGGACAATCGCCGCTCTGTTGTACTTCTCGATGGTGGCCTTCATCAGATAGATCGCCACCTCTGTCTTGCCGAACCCTGTTGGCGCGTATAAGAGCTGCGCCCTGTGTCCCTTCCTGAATCCTTCTCTTAACTTCTCAATCACCTGCATCTGATGGTCTCTCAGATGTAATTCCATTCTTAGCCCCTTTGTTTGCGGTCTTCTCTTTCGATTGCATCACGCATCATATTTGCAGTGATGCCAAGCTCGTGTGCCATAAACTTTGCTACATCGTAATTCCGTTTATTGCACTCACGCCCGATATTCATTATCAACATTTTGCAACGAATCAAAAACTCGGAATAATCCTGAGCCAGTTCAACCCGCTTCATTCGACCCCCGCTTTCTTAAGTTTGTTTTGTAGTGTCTTAACTGTCCGCATAAGTTCGGAGTTCCTGTTCTGGAACATGTCCCGACTATCTCTGAGCGACTTGTTCTCCATCTCTAAGATCTTGATTTGATTGCGAAGATCGGTGACCGTGTCCTGGATGTCGATCTTCTCGATCTCACTGGCATCCCACTGGCCAATGGCGATCTTGTCCTTGAGCAGGATGTTCTCTTCGTGGAGCTGGGTGATGGTGTCCGTTAGCTCCGCGATCTTGTCATCGAAGTCTGAACTGGGTGCCTTGGGGCTTTCTTCCGCACTCTCAACCGCACTATCTGGAGTACTCTTCTCCCGTTTTTTCTTGCTCTTCTCAGTGTTCATTTCGGTGGTGTTACCGTGACGATCCACATACTTGCTCTGGACTTTCTTGGCTACCTTGCCGGCCTCTTCCATAGCATGGCGCACCCTGCCCACGGTCATGCTGGAGACGCCAATATGCTTGGCGATCTGGACGTCCGACCACTTGCTCCATTCCTTGTCCAATAGCATCAGGCCAATGATCTGCCGGATGTCTGCGCTGGTCAGCTTCAGGCCGCGCTTGCCGTTGGCCCCGTAGGCGTACAGCTTGGCTTCCCGTTGGGTTCCCTCGTGGACATCAAACTCTGCCTCCAGTTCGCCGTTGGCCTTGCGGGCAAAGTACCTGTGAAACCCGTCGGCCAGCCAGTAGTCAGACCCATCGTGGAAAACCACCATAGGGGGGAATTTGTCCCCCTCCTTGAGGCTGTCCGAGTACTCCATGACTACGTCTTGGTCTAGGCCAACACGGGCTTGTGTGCCTCCGTCTATGCGGATGGCAGATAGTTCCAGCTTCATCTTCTCTCCTAGCGTTTGTCAGTCTTTTAACTTATGTAGCTTCACACTTCCCTGCTGGACCACATCCGTGTATCCCTTCTCATGCAGGAACTTAAGTATAGTCGTGGCCCTGCTTTCACTGAGGATAAATCTCTTGGCTACGGCCTTAGATGTAACCGGCTTTTTTAGCCCCAGTAAATACTCCAAAACCCTATCCTCCAGCTCACTCAATATCCTTGGCACCGCTCCTCCTGTCTCTCAACACATGAAACCCACCCTCTCTCATGTGTTGACATGGTGTTGACAATCTCCCCAAGGGGTGGAAGCCGAGGCTCTTACCCTGCCCGGAGGGCCACTCAAGGGGCCAACCCAGCAAACCCAGGGGGCAGCGATTCATTCACCAGGAGTCTTGTCCCACCACTTTCCTCCTGGCTACACCAGTCCCTCGCTGACAGGCTGGTACCTAAACGGGGGGTGTAACCGCTAGGTGTCTTTCTTGCGATTCAGCCGATTCAAGCCATCAACTACCGTGTCGCGGACGCACCGGAAAACCACATCCGAATGAGATTCTTGGTCTTAGTGGCTGATCTTTGCTGGGACTCTGGGTTGGCTACCAGATAAGACTCCAGCTCCTTCAAACACCATTCCACCTCACATCCGGGGAATTTTTTAGCCAGGTCATGTTGCTCTTGGTTAGTCACGCAGTAGAACCGGCCATTCATTGGCAGGTATTTGCGGGAATAAACAATCGGCATGACTAGGCTCCGATGATTCAGCAGGAACCGCCCACCTACGGGTCAGATCCAGGCCCACAAAAGAAAACCCTTTAGTGGAGACTTGGGCTTGACAGGCCAGCATCGGGCGGACACCAACGATGACTACAAGCCCCCACTAAAGGGTTCTGAACAACGTGTGTGTCCGCCAAACGCCGGGATGTCAACTCCGACAAACGAGAGACTATCACAGTCCAGGAAAGTTCCGCAAGATATTTTTTACCTGGCCTAACTATGTACGCCTGGCGTTATTAGTGATAACCCTAATATACATTAGGTTATTTCTACTTAATTCGTACAAGTATTTTTGTTATAACGAACATATGACTACCATTGCAGCCAAATTTTCTACCATGGAGATAGCCGCCGATAGTATGGTTAGCGGGGAGGATTCCTTCTACATGGTGTCAAAATTGCGGCATGGCAAAAATTCTATCTACGGCGCATGTGGTGACTGGGACAAAGTACTGAAGGCGTTCCAGCTGATTGAGACAGGCGGCAAAGAATGGGAGTCAGACTTAGACGTAACCATCCTTGAGCTGAGGACAGACGGGATATGGATCTACGAATCCACGATCATTCCTGTCAGGCTGAAGAATGATTACTGGGCAGTGGGGACGGGGGCAAACTTTGCAATAACCGCGATGAGGCTGGGTAACAGTCCAGCTACAGCGGTATCAATAGCGGCGGAGTTTGATCCTTTTACGCGCCATCCAATCGAATCATACAAACTAGAGGTCAATGATGGTAAGAAGAGTACCCGAAGAGGAATTCATCCGGGTGTGGCAAAGGTTAGAAAGCCCAACGCTAGTAGCTAAAACTTTTGGAATGTCTGTCAGGGGAGCGCAGAAAAGACGAAAAGAATTAGAAGAAAAAGGAGTTGTGCTTAACACGCTAGACCCCAGAGCTAAGCTAGATAAGTTTCCAAGAACCTTTGTACCAGAAGACCGTAGAGTAATTAAGCACGAAGTAAAGAACGGTCATATCTTTATAGCTTCAGACGCTCACTACTGGCCCAACGAGGAAACGGTAGCTCATAAGGCTTTTGTCAAGCTTATCAGTGAGATGAAGCCGCTAACCGTGTGCCTCAATGGTGACGTTTTCGATGGGGCCAGGATCTCCAGGCACGAACCACTGATGGGGACAAACCCACCCACCGCTAAGCAAGAGATCGAGGCATGCGTTGACCGGCTGCATGAAATCAAAAACGCATCCAAGAACGCACGGACATTCTGGACGTTCGGTAACCATGATGTGCGGCTCCATAGGTATATCGCCATGAATGCCCCGGAGCTGACCGATGCTATGAATCTTTTTGATTACTTCCCAGGCTGGCTTACCTGCTGGCGACTTGATGTGAATGATGTGATCATCAAGCATCGCTGGCATAACGGCATCCACGCCAACTACAACAACACTCTGAAGTCCGGCCGAAGCATTGTGACCGGGCATCTACACAAGCTCATGGCCACCCCTTGGGCGGACTATAACGGCCGGCGCTGGGGCATAGACTCCGGCACCTTGTCAGAACCGGAGAGCGAGAAATTTTCGTACACCGAAATGAATCCGGTACCGTGGGCAAGCGGCTTTGTGGTCCTCACGATACTAGATGGCAAGCTGATCACGCCAGAGTTTTGTGAGGTGCTTGACGGGGTTGCGTACTTCCGAGGCAAGCCGGTATGAGTTCATGGCTCATCATTGCGGTGGGTCTGGTGTATGCCTATATAGCGGTGGATAACTTTCTGAAGGGCAACATATCTATGGGGGTAGTGTTTGCCGGATACGCCTTTAGCAACTACGGGCTGTACAGATTATCAGTGTGAGGTGGGGCAGGGGTGTGTCAACAACCGAACCCCACGTTGCAGGAATCCTGTTATTCCCTGCCCCAAGAAAAGATAACACGGGATAAAAAAACCCCCAGAGTTTTTGACCCTGGGGGTTTCACCAAAGAGGTGTGTCCATACATCGGCCGCTAGGAGACTTTTGGACTGCCGGTGTGTATGCCGGCAAAGGGTTTATACCACCCCCAAAACTGTTACGTCAAGGGCCTGTAAAGGGGTATTGTGAAGTAGCACTCAGACAGCCAGGAATCTTCCGGCTCAGTGAGGCTTAGCTTGACCGGCTGCCCGGTGGTCCGATCCAAGATCATCCAGGCATCTGGGAACCGCTTAAAAAATAGCTGAGCTGCCCGGTTCTCCACCAGACAGGCGAAGTCCAGGAGTTCATCCTGGGACACCCCTTGTATCCCTACGGATACAGCCATATCTAGGACTTCGTCTTCGGTCATTCAGATCTTCCGTCGTAATCAAAGGTGCTTGTATCTCCCAGCCGCCACTTGGCAAACTGCTCAACCCGGTACTTTCTTTTGGCCACTATGAAATCTGGTTTCTTCATAACCTCTGGGTTAAAAGCAGGTTCAAAAAATCGGCAGCGGTTATTAGGCTGCAAGGCAAACTGGCCGTTGTCAAGCTTTAAAAGATTGTAGCTCTTATGCTCATCGACGGTCTCGGACAGGGTGAAGTCCGGGATCCTGGGGTCTGGGTTACAGGTGTCCAGGGTAAACATGTATTCCCCCGCATGAGCCTGGCGATCCTTGCCAAAGAACTCAGCCCGTAGTCCCTTGAGGAACGGTTTATCAACCACGGTTACGTAGTAGCTCAGCGCATCCCAGATCTCTAATACATCCAGCGGCAGCGGCTTATCGTAGACCGGCATCCAAGAAAAGGCATGGATCGGCAGCTTGTCATACAAAGCGCCGTACTCAGGAAGATAAGTCTCAAACCTGAACGCCTCGCCACGAATGGCTTTAACGCTGACCCAGATCCCGGGGATCAGTGGCGTGTCAGCCGTGCAAGTAAAGTCGTACAAATACTCAGGCCGAACCCAGACTTTAACCGGGGGGAGTGGGCAGACAAAGTTCAACTGTTCTTCTCCTTTAGTTTGGCTTCGATGGCACGAAAATACTTGTAGGTATTTACCGTATTGCATGATTTCACAGCGACATCTATTTCCTCATCCGTCAGCCCAACCCATTCACGCTCAGGCTGCGCTAGTCGGTCACGCAGGGCAGTTTCTGCTTGTAGGTGTCGTTCCATCATTTTCATTGGGATAAATGAATAAGCATTTTTAAGCGCTCTCAACGCCATTTGCATTAGTTCACGGTCTGTCATTTCACCTCCAGGTGTTCGTTATCAAAGAGCCACCCGACTGTCTTACGGTGGGCCATCTCCCAAATATCAACCCGGTCTTCCTTGCTCATCTTGGACCCCTGATCTAAGTCGAAATGGCACCGATAGCACAGGGCTGCGATCCGATAGTCATGCGCCTTGATCGAGCGGCCCTTACCATCCCGCAACTGATTGGAATGGGCGGCCACCACGGTCCCGTCGCTAGCGCCACAAAGCTGGCACGGAGATTCCCGGACTATCTCCAAGAGCTTCTTGTTTCGGTAATTCATTTATCAATCCCCTGACTTCAGACAATGTTTGATGGGCTTTGTATAAAGTCTCTAGGCTGGCGATCCTGTCGTCTTCTAACATCTGTAGCATCTGAGCAGCCTTGAGCATCTCAATCCGCTCTTCCTCAAACTTCATGTGCTTAGCGTTGGCCTTGAGCCAGACCGCTAGTCTGTACGCCTCATTCATGTTTAGCACTCCACCACAGCAAAATTGTTATGTACGCCATCATGGCTATGTAAAACTTAGCCGGCCCCAAGCTATTCCACTCCACAACCAGGACTGTTAAGTTCATTTATCTCCTCCATCTGTTCTTTAGTTAGAACGTCTCCGTCGCAGCACTCCGATACCAGGTGCCAGTTCTCATGGCTGGATACATTTCCCCAGTATTCGGTGCGGCCATATCCAAAGTCACGCTTAACCTCCCGGCAAAGCTTTCTGCATTCGCTACAGATCCCGTCCATCAGTTCCCCTTTAATTTTTTTTGTTGTTCTCCCAGCCACAGACCAGCACATGTCATCTCTAGCTCGTCTGATGGGGGATTGGTTTTCAATGCTGCCTTCATGCCGGCCTTGTAGCCATCGTCCCAGTATTCCTTTGGGGCGGGGCGGGTAGAAATTAGTATGCCAAGAATGACAGCTAAAAACGCACCAATGATGTAGTTCAATCTGCTTCCTCCTCAAGATCACACTTTGCACCAGCCTCAAACCCCTTGGTCCAAGCCCTCTGCCAGCAAAGACACCACAGATCGTAATAGCCACCACCGAGAGGAAACTTAAACTCTGGATCGTTGTGCATTTCAAACAAAGACTTAACATCTTTGCGTTTAATAAACGCCTCCCAAGATTTGTCTCGGTCTATGTTTTTTAGAGGAATGTCATCAAATAGTCCTTTAGGCATTGTTCTTCTCCTTTAAGTTTTCTTTAATAAGAATTTTTATATTTAAGCAATCTTTAATAAGTTTGCGTTTTTTCATAGCCCCGTTAACCTTCCTTCAAATGTGTATGTTCCGGTATGGTTCAGCATGATCCAGGGTGCTAGGTAGACCTTGCCACCGTGCTGCCGCCACAGCTTGCAAAATGAGTTGTCCTCTGAGTACAGCTTGGTGTTCTCTACCAATAGCCTGAAGAAGTTCTTGATCGGGCGGTCCTTGTGATCTGGGTGCCAGTACTCATCCACCAAAGGGGCCAGCTCCTCAAACACCCGGCGCTTGATCAGCATGAACCCGGTGGCTACGGTCTCCACCTCCAAGGGGTTCTCAAACTTATGCTCTCCCTCTGTACCGGGGATGATGGCAAACGTCGGACGACCAGTGTGGTATTTCAACTGATCCACTGGGACGCCTGCCTTGACCGCCTTCTGAACCTCCTCCCAATCAATCATCTTCTTGGGATAGTTACCCGCGATCAGATCCTTGTTCTCCTCGATGAGGCTGAACACATGCTCCGGCTTAAACGATACGTCTGCGTCAATGAACATAAGGTGGGTGCAGTCCGTCTCAGCCAAGAAGTAATGAGCTAGCAGGTTACGGGCATTCACAATCAGGGCATCGTTGTTGACCACCCGGATCTTGAGCGGCACGTTGTAATTCCGGCAGGCCACAGACAGATCAGACAGAGCCAGGGCGTAGGGTGAATAACACATCCCGCCGTACATCGGTGTAGCTACAAACAGTTTAGTACCTTTCATCTTTTCCTCACAATGGTTTGCGCTCCCCAGCCGACTAGCTGGGCTTCCTCTGCGAAGATGTTGACAAAAGCATCAATGGCCATCTTGGGGCGATGCAGGATATCTCGTGAGTCTCCCCACATATAGTCATCAAAGACCATCAGACCACCTTGACGCAGCAGCGGCCACGCCATACAAGCATCGGTCAGAACATCCTTCGCCACATGAGAGCCGTCGATGTAGATGAAATCCATCTCCGGAGCGCCTGTAATAATGGTGGCAAGCGCTCGGTAAGACTCATCTTTTAACTTGTAAATTTTTTGCTCACTACGCTTGGCCTTTTTTACGTTGGTTTCAAACCTAGTTTCAACCTGATCAAAGTCTATGCCTTGGTGATCTTCGCCGCCGGCCCAGGTATCCACGCAGTACAAGATTCCATCATCGGTCAGCATGTTCTCAATGATCCACACAGCTGACTGACCTTCATATGATCCAATCTCCAAGACCCTGCCAGCCCTAGGGAACTGGGACCAGCCGTGGGCGGTACGTTTGAACCAGTCGTTAGTGAACTCGTAGCTCATACAGAGCCTCTGTTATTGTTGTTTCTGTTCGCGCATGGCCATACTGCCTGAAGCGATTCTCTGACCAACGTATATCCCTGCATGTGTCGCCTAGAAGGATTGGAATTTAGGTACTGTTTAACTATGTCGTTAATCTGTCCAGCAGTAATCCCAGACTCTGTCTTTGGACAGAAAGCAACATGCACGTAAGCATCATAAATACCGATGACGTATCCAAGACCGTACATTCTTTCCATAACATCCGTCGAGGTCAGTCTTTGATGCAAATCATTTCCTGACCAGAACTCCGCCCTAGCTAAAGCCGGAATCATTAGTAGTGCAATCAGTATCTTTCTCATATCTTCCTCTGGCAGTTATACGCCTGGGCATGAACCCTAAATGAACCGGAATACTTGCAGTCCTCCATGATGTCTTCTTGCTTGTAAACAATTCCAAGCATGATTCCAATAATGAGGGCGATGATTGCCCCCATCATGTTGGCCCATGTCGCCCTGATTCCACGTTGAATCTTTTGCCACTCAATTAAAGACGGATGGCTCATGGTTAGTCCTGTGATAGTTCAAAGTTGTTAACAACGAATCTGCCATAGGTTGGACGAAAATCCCCAATCCCAATCAGCCGACCGCTCGTGTCAATCACATCCCGCAGTAGCACCGGATCAATGTACTCGGGCAGCAGAACCTGGAGGCTAAAGTCAGCAGTCCACCCCTGCTTCATAGCCGGACGGGTGCGATTGATACCGGCCCGCTGAATAGTTACGCGACACGTATGTAGGTAGTCCCAGTTGTCAACGCCCAGTGTGGACAAGTTGGTCAGCGGTACGATGCCGGCTTTAAACAGATCCATAGCTGATTTGCGTGGGCTGCGCGGGTCTTGTTTAAACTTGGCCGCATGAATGATCGCCTGGCGTAGATACTCACCAGGTACGCATAGCTCCCCGTCACTGTTACGCCAGACATAAGACTCAATGTCATCGGTCTTCTTGGCTGCGCTGTTCTTGGATGCCTTGGACTTAGCCTCAACCGCCTCGCAGTTCCAGCGATGAAACAACATGTCCGATGTTCCCTCAAGTCTTATGTGTACCGCATACGGAAGGCTTGCTTCAATTGCCTGCTTTGCACCGTTTGTCTTTTCCGACACTACCTTTAAAGCTGTCTTACCCATTTTTAATTCTCCTTGTTAAGTAAAAAACCACACCACACACTTCCCTACCTGACCGCGACCAGCCTTACCTTAAAGTCTCATTGGAAAAACCAAACCTCACCCCACCTTGACCCACCTGGCCGGACCGGGCCTTACTTCGGCTCGCCGTGCCTCACCTTACTTAGTTTTTCCAATGAAACCTTGCCACACCAAACACGTGCCATGCCATTCCCAGCCCGACCGATCCAAACCAAACCGGGTAAAAAATCCATGCCATGCCCCAGCTCACCATGTCCGACCGGACCATGCCGAGACTTAGTCTTGCGTTAACTCCTTTATTCTGTTTTGCAGATGGTTGATATGAGCGGACTGCTGCTCAATCCTTTCTTGATATCTACGCATCTGCATTCCTACGTCCTCAATCAGATGACCCAGCTTTATTGCAAACTCTCGGAAGTCTGCTGCATTTGATTCTGGATCTGCACTAGGGGTATGCCCCCGTGCATACATATCTTCTGCAAGCTGAATCATGTCTCGGATCATCTTGTCCTCAGTAGTTCATTTATTTGATCTGACAATATCGCTCCGACATCCCGACCATGAACTGCAACCATCTGAGCTTCTTTGCAGTCGTAAACAACCTTGGCAGCATCTCGGACCCCTTGGTTATATCCAGCAACAAACTGATCAGTGCTTCCATCTAAAAGCATTGCAATAGCATCCCGCACAAGCGTCGATGCCTTGCGTTCTTTGGCCAGCTCCTTGAGCTTCAAGTGCTGATCCCGTGGCAAGTAAAACGAAAACGGGACTAACTTACGCTCTTCCATGTTTGAAATTCCCTGTTAACTCTCTCCAAAAGCTTTCTTGCTTCAGGATTGGTTTTAAGTTCTGACCGTGATGTGACGTTGCAATACGACCGCAGCCACTCTGTTGCTTCCTTTTCTTCTGCATCAAAGATCTGGTTCTCGCTATGCAAGTACTCCCAGAATTCTTTGTCCCTGCATAACAACCCAGCAAGACGGACAGCTTTGTCACCCTCGAACTCGCGGTCCCGATCAAGCGGCATCTCATCAGAGCTGAGTCTGACCATGACCACCTGATACCGGGAGCCAACGAAATCCCGAAGCAGATCCTCCGGAATCTCGTCTGGGTGCATAGACAAGGTCAGCACGTAGCCGGTCTTGTCTTGTTTGAGGGCAACCTTGACCGCCTCAAACTGAAGTGTTTTGACCTCAGAATGGTACGTCACTGTCGTCCTCGGCAGAGTTGTCGTGAGCTGCCTTCTGCTGCTGGTCAGCTTTGGGTTGTGGAATAAACGGCTCGGATACTGATAGCGACATGTAGTCACGCCCAGCTAAAGATGTTCGGTTCCATGCCGATATGGACAGCTTGACTGGGTTCTCACCCTTGCCGATCTGATCCATCAGCAACTGCTTATCAACAACAATCTCTCCCCGCATATCGGGGTGATTGTCTGAAGACTTCTTGTCGTTGTGCCACAACGATCCGGTGTTTGGCTTCGGTACAAAACTCATGCTGCCTCCTTAAATTTGTTACGGGCTTGGGTAAATTTGTCCATCAGGTCTTTAAAGAACGTAGCGTCTTGAGCTTTAACCTCCTCAAAGAGTTGCTTGTTCTTTTTGTAGATCGCCATCACATCATCCTCGCTGGTTGTAATGCTCAGCATTGAGGTGGCGGCGGTCTCAATAATCTCCATCCAGTCTGCTGATCCTGGGGTGCCAGACACAACCATCTGCCAATCACCAGGTTTACCTGCGATAGTTGTCTCAGTCTTGGGTGGCGGCGCGGGCGGAGCTGCAACAGGCTTTGGCACGGGCTTTGGCGCTACAGCCGGAGCAGAGTCCTTATCAGTCGTTGCATCTAATGCGTCATGCTCAACAATCTCCAGGGCATTCACATACAGATAGCGGCGCAGATAGGAGATCGACGCACCAAGGTTCTGGATAGGGTGACATCCCTTGAGTTCAGCCGCAGCCATCGGGGCCGTGAACAGCACGTACTCTTCCGGCTTGTCGGTGTTGTAGACCGTCAAAGTAGCGTCGCTAGAGCCAACCCTAAACACACCACAAAGGCCAGTATCACTAAAGATGGTTTGAACAGCTGGTAAAAAATCTTGAAGTTCGAAATATTCATAGCCTGCAAACTTGTTCTTGCCAGACTTATTGAGCTTCTTTTCCTGAAGCACTAGCCTAGCGGTTTGTAATTTCTGATATACGTTCATTGTTTATGCCTCACTAGTTTTTTTCTCCTGATGGTTACGCCATTGCTGGCAGTAAACAGAAACTGGGCAGAAGTTTTCACATCGGGTGCGACTGCCCGGACGCACTTCGATCTCGTAAGCTTTTCCTATCTTGGCAAGCACCTCCAAGGCTTCTTGCCGTGTGTCGTGAACCGACCTAGCCCGCGCACCGCCAATCTTTTTGACGGCATAGACCGTTGGTCTCTCCCACATTTCCTCTGAGGTGCAGTCCGGCAGATCCCCATCGGTCTCTAACTCAAACTCGCAATTTGCATGTAAATGGATTCTTTCCTTGATAAATTCCTCGGCATAGGATTTCTCCCAAATTGGGATACCAATCTCTTTGACCGGAGCCTGGGGGTAGTCAGGGTTCCTGCCCGCCTCCCTGCGATTCCAGTCCCGGATGATGGCTACTATGCCTAGGGAGCTGACCGGGGTTTTCTTGACCGTCTCTACAAGCCAGGCGTAGATGTTGAGCTGCTGCTCCCACTCGATCTTCTCGTTCATCACTGACCAGGCCGATACGGTCTTGTAGTCTCGGACGGCGATACTATCGCCGCTCAATATCTGTAGATCTATGGCGCCGGAGATCTTCCAGCCATCGACCTCGGTATGCAGCCGCTCCTCAACAATGTGATTCTCATCCTGGCCATGCTCCAGAACCTTATGGACAGCCGAGCCAAAGATCGACCAGACCATGTCGGCCACATCCTGTTCTAGCTCGTCTTCAAACTTCTTGGTCAGGGCTACGATCTTGGGGCTGTTGATCAGCTGGGTCACGGATAGGTTGGCCTTCCCCTTGCTGTAGGTGGGCCGGTCCAGCACGTTCACAAACGTCTGGGGGATGTTGTGCTTGTTGGTAAATTTCATATCGCTGTCAGCCTGTGTTGGTCCAGCGCATAGCCGTCGCCATGGCCGAGGTCAGAAATGTTTTCCGGGGCGAAGAGTTGATCCTTGGTGGCATAACCAATGATGTTTCCCCCCTTGTCATCGACTATCACCAGGATGTAGATGTCGCAGGGATCTTCAGCCTTCTCCAGGGTGGCCAGCAGGCGGCCGTCACGGACTCGGGTGGTCTTGACATCTATCTGTTGATTCTTCCGGCTGATTAGATCAGCGCCACCTTTGCGGGGGCCAACCGTCAGATCTGGGCAGACATTCAGGGCTTTAGCTACGCAGTACTCCCCAACCATCCCATCAATGTCAATCGACCACGTATCGTCCTTGCCGACCTGGCGATCCTTGACTACGTTCATTGCTGAGGACCTGCGCATCACGCCGAGCATGCGGCAGATAAACAATTCCTCTGTAGTGAGGTTAATTCTTCTCAAGTTTTACTCCTAGCGATGGCGTCAATTTAAACCAGCTTTTTCTGGATGTCAACACATGGTTCCCATATTCTTTCATGTGTTGATAGAATTCACACCTTAACAGTGTTAAGGTGTAAACCCATGATCCAGCTTGAGCTACCGTACCCGCCGACCATCAACCACTATTGGGGGCAGTACGGCAACCGCCGTTTCATAGGGAAGAAAGGCAAGCAGTTCAGGATAGATGTGGCAGAGGCATGCCTTGAGGCTGGAATACAGACCCTAGAAGGCCGTCTTTCGGTACACGTAGCCCTCTGGCCCCCGGATAGGCGGGCAAGGGACGTAGACAATGTTTTAAAGCCTTTGCTTGACGCTTGTGAGCATGCCGGCTGCTTTGTGAACGACAGCCAGATCGACGAGCTTCACATCATTCGGCAGGAGGTCCGTAAGGGCGGGGCCTGCACGATAGTAATCCTACCTATTTCCTGATTCCTTGGCCTGACCAACCCGCTCATTGAACCGGGTCATGATGTCCGTGATCCGCTTATCAATGGCCTTGATGTCCTCTTTGGGGGCGTCCTTCTTGATCATCTCAGACTTCCGCCTGCGCAAAGCTTGAACCGTGCGCTCAACATTGTTGGCTGCGCCATACAGTCTGGCCTCGGGGTTTTCCCTAATATATTCATCCACGGGTTCCCGGTTCTTACGACGGCCCTTGATCTCGTTCTCATGCTCATTGATGAGTTTGATGTTGTCGTAGAACTTAGCGCTTTGAGCGGCCTGTCCTTTAGTCTCGCCAACAAATCGGCCAACCAGAGGGATCTTATAGGTGGGCAGCTCTTCCCCTGTAACAGCAGCTGCTGCTGTTTGCTGGGCTTTTATAGCCTCCCGCCCAATACCACCAAACGCTTGGCCGATTAGGTAATCAATCTGATCCGGAGTAGGACTGAACTTACCGGGCCGGAATTCGGTTCCACCGCTAGCATAGTTAAAGAATTCGGAAAGCTTCTTGCTAACCCAGCTTGCTGTGTCCTTAGCCCTGGTGTATCCAGGCGTTGGATCAAGACTGGAAATATCTTCCTTGGCGATTGTTTTCCCTGTCCAATCTTTGTTCTCAAGCAAAGCTACGGCTGGATCAAAAGGCGTTGGAGCAAAAGTTTGCCAAGACCAACCGGCGTTACCCAGCGGGTTAAACATCTCTAAAGCTGCACCGGTTATCTGAGCCACACGCTTTCCTGGATCTCTGAAATCATTCAATGCCCACTCGGTTCCAATCCTGGAAACAGTAGGAATGATGTTGAATCCAAGCGGCATGGGAATGGTGATGTATTTTCCATCTCCAATTGGGATAACAATGTTTCTATCCTTGATGAAATCGGGCGGCTCATCCTCATCAAACCCAGCAGCGGCCAGCAACATGGCTTGAGCTGATCCAAGAATCAAACCACCGTAGACAATCTTTTTACCAGCCGGACCACGAAGGGTCTGATACATCCTGGCCGTGCCTTGTACTGAAGCGTTAAAGAACGCATATAAAGCACCAACTTGCCGAGCTACCTGACCCTTGCGGTTAAAGTTAACCGTCAAGTTCTTTGCTACGGAAGCGGCCTGCTGCTTGCTTAATCCCTGATCCAGCGCTGCCTTGTAAGCGGCCAGGCGGACTGCATTCTCCATCGTCTCGTTGTAATCAGACAGCCAGTCAAAAATTGCCCGAGCAGACTTTTTGGCTTTACCCTCGGAAAGTTTTTTCAGCTCACTTGCCAGTGCATCACGACGCTCATCAGCTCGACTGAACTGATCACGGAATCCCGTTTGGCCACCTTCTTTTTGGAACTCATCCCACAAGCTAGACCACTTCCCAGATGGAGGAGCTTTTCCGTCCCGTCGCGCCCGCAAATCAGCATAGATTCCGCGCAAGGCCGGCAACGTGTCAGCCATAACTTGCTTGGTTTTTCCTCTGATCGGAGTGTTTGTCAGATTAAGAGCTGCGCCTTGATAGTCACGTAAGAAGTTGATAGCACCAAAGATTGGGTTGTACTGCGTGTTAACCCTAGCAAAGTATCTGGTAACCACACCAAAAAACTCTAACGCTTTACTGAGCTGATCAGCATCCAGATTCTTAAGTGCAGTCGCCATGCGAATTGCACGGGGATCTTTTGTGTTAAAGAAAACAAACTTATCTTCGCCATTTACGCGAACGGATAAAACATTCTCTGCGCCACGTAATGTTGGATTGATTCCATGAATAACCGAATTGGTCGTTGGATCAACGTACGACCGAGTCGGCTCTTTCATAATGTTGGCCGCATCAGCCGGATTAATTCCCATCGACTGTAACTGTTGAACCGTCTTGAGAGGATCTTTGATGGCCTTGGGGTCTACCGCAAACCAGAAGTCAGTGTTTGGGTGTTGAACAGCTAAGCCATAAATTGCCTGAGATACACGGTTTTTTTCTGAACGGACAATTGCCCGCTCTCTTTGCATAGCGATATTGGCAAGGATGTCTACTACCTGGCGACTAGAGCCAGCAGCCCTCTTGCTGGTAGGGCCACGGACACTGAAGCCCTGGCCAATACCGCGACCGATATTGCTAAGCTCGTAGTCCATCTCTTCTCGGGCAAGAGGTATGTAGTTCTTGTAAGAATTTTCCCAAGCCTGAATTGTTGCCGGATCTTCAATGCCGTTTTGAATCAATGTCTGCCGTGTCTTGGCTGTAATGGCGTCAACCTTTTTGGCTATTGACTCTAAGTCCTTGCGCTTTTGAGGAGACAAAGCATCTAAATATTTATTAGCATCGTCAGTAAAAATCCCTGACCCGCCGTCTGGCATAGCTGGATTTACTTTGGCGACTTGAATGTTCCGTTCTTTAGCATGACGGTTGTGCAGATACTCTTCGACATCGGCAATTGTAAATTTTTTAGCATTAATTTCTTTAAGCAGCGGAGTAAGTTCTTTTTGTATAAAGTCATTTGTCTGCTTAGCTGTACGCCCGTGGTATAACTCCTCTTGGAGATACGCATTCCAGCGATCCTGAAGCTTGCCTCTTGCCTCTTCAATATTAGCAATGACCCGCTTAGTATCAACCATCTTGTCTTGCAACCGATAGATGACGTTATCGGTCTTGGTGTCATCTGGACGACCCCAAGTAGACTGTGATGCAGGTTGACCAAAAATATTTGTTCTAGCAAATAACGCTATCTGAGCTTCTTCATTGCTTGTTATTGGGGCGCCAGGAGAGGTTGCAACATTTTTAACCTCCATAATTGGCATGGTAAATAGCTCATTTGATAAGCCAAGAACCTCTGAAAGGGTAGTTTCTTTAGATTTTGGAAGGCCAAGAAACTGTCTAATTGTTTCTACAAACTTGTCCCATACGCTTGTATTTTTGTATGGGATTGCTTCCATGTATTTTTGCATCTCTCGGCTGGTCATACTCCAGGCCAAGACTTCATCAGCATCATCTAAATAGTTTGCGCCTTTGTATATGCGAAGTTCAAAATCATTCAGCTCGCCTTTGCCTTCTTTAAAAGCTTTTACCCGCGAGTTGTAGTGTTTGATAATTGTATTGCTTACGTCATTAAGACGTTTAGCAAGATCAGCAGCTTGAGTTCCAGCAAGTTGTTTTGTTCTTCCAAGAAAAAGCGATCCCTGAGTTACCGAATGAATTAACTCATGAAGTACTGTGTCGTATGTGGTTCCAACTAATTTTGGGTCGCTATTGTCATTCAACCAAATTGTCAGGCTTTTTAAATTGCCAGTCTTGGTATCTACTCGTGACACTGAAATGCCATTAGAAGACAACAAACGAACTGGTACTCGGTCACCAATTTTTGCAATCTTTAAATCAAAAGTAACACCAGAGTCCATCAATTTTTCCATGCGATCAACAACACGCTTGGCAATCATTTGATAGTCTTGGGTTGGAGCGTTAGATGCCATCCATTTGGCCGCCTCTAACGGAGTCTTTCCATCTAGCGCTTTTTGAATCTTCTCGGTTTCGTCTTTTAGGTCACCTTCAACCAATGGTTCTGCTCCAGCAGCAGATTTTTCAACGGTTTCTGTGTCGCTGTTAAAAAGTTTTAATTGATCGGCTCTTTCGGCCACGCTTGGAGTGCGCTTCGGAGTGATCTGGGATATGCCCTCGGCACCAAATAAATCTCCTGTAACAGCGGCTTCACGCTCAGGAACCTGTTGCTGTAGTTGAAAAAGATCGCGCTCTCGGTCAGCAATTGCCTTTTCTTCTGGAGAAGGTGCTGCCTGGCGAGTGATTATTTGCTCCGACGGCTCTCCCTCCGGAGTAATACGTTCTGTAATACCTCCAGCTGTGACGATTTCGGGAGCTGTCTCAGCAACTCTAGGGCCTTCTTCTGCTGCGATTTCGGCTGCGATGGCATTGGCTTCTTGTCTGATTTGTTCATCCGTCATTTCCCTCGCAAGTAATTCTTCAATTTGCGCTAAATCCGTATTGAGTTTGCGCAGGCTTATATCGGTCTCAAATGTCAGATAGTTCTGATTCCGAATCTTGTCTTTGATGTACTCAACCGCTTCGGTTTCACGCCCAGGCGCCTTGAGTTCTGGATCAAGAAAGTCGTCTAGCTGGTTAGTGTTTGCTAACACATCAGCGATGTTCTCTCCCTCGCCACGCTTAGGCGACATACGGAAGACCCTGGCAACGCCCGGCTCCGGGGAGATGTCAAATACTTCTGACTCACTAAGCCTGTTGCGCAACACGGTGGCCAGGCTTGGGCCTTTATCCCGCATGGCACGGCTAATATCTTTTTCTGCTGCCGCCTTCTCAGCTTTAAGTCCAGCAATTTCTTCCGGCTCTGGGGGCAGCTCTTCAGAAATGTATGGCCGAGTCTCGGTGGGAATTTCTGGTGCGGCTTCAAGTTCGGCTGAGGCTTCTGCCATCCGGCGTTGAGCTTCAGGCAAGCCTGGTACAGCCTCTGCTGCCGTGGGTTCTGGCATCAAGCCTAGCGCTTTGAGAGCCTCTTCTTCTGGGGCCATGCCCGGCTCAGTCGCCTCAATAGCCTGCTCTCTAGCAAGACGCTCCGGTGCAGACTCCGCAGCCTGTTGCTTGAGATCTTCTTCTTTCTCTGGGGACGGAGTTTCTTTACGGCCGCTTAGAACCTCTCTAGTAGCCTGAACGCCACCACCTAATCCGCCACCAACGATGGCGCCTTCCAGCATCCGTTCACCAAGTTCTTTTGGATCAACTCCTTTGATCGTGCCAGCTGTCTCACCCAGGTATGCGGCACCTTCTTCAACGGCCTCAGTTCCTCCCTGAACGCCTGTTTCTTTCGCCAACCTGCCGGTGCGGGTTTGTGATTCAGCGCCTTTACCAAAGCGTTTTGTAGCAAATCTTTCTAATGTTGCCTCTGTTATGGCCGCACCAGCTGCCGCTGTTACATCACCAACAGTAGCGTCATTTAGTGTCTTGTTGTCATTCTTAACCCGTTCATCCAGGATTTCTTTAGTCCTTGCACCTATGTACGGGGCAAACGCATACACCGCTGCTGCCATGTCTGGGGTGGATGTAATAACACGCTCAGCAATAAACGGTACTGCATTTAATGGATTGTCAGCTAAATCGCTTAGCTTGGTGCTGGGGCTGTAACCAATATTCTTTTCAACATCCCGCAACGACCCAGCCAGGTTAAACAGGGGTTGAAGCTGTTTTTCGCTTTTAATCTGTTCGGGTGGAATGTTACTTAAAGGAATCTTAGATTCCATAAAGTCACCAGCCCGTTCGGCCACTTCAGCAACCGCCTCTACACCCGATGCAGCAAGACCAGCTGCCCTTCCCAATGCTCCCATTAAGGGATTTTTTGTCCCGCCTGGTGGGGCGCCTAGCCCAGGCATTTGTTGTATGACCGCCTGGTAAGCCTGAGTGTCATCTAACTCTACTGGAGACTCAACGCGAAAGGTCCCCTGTCCTGGGATGTCAATCCGGTAAACCGGCATGTTATTTCTCTCTGGTTACTTTGACGCCAGACGGGACCGTTACAGATGGCCCACCGCTTGCACCACCAAGCCTCATCAACTCCTCAGCTCTTGAACGAATTTCATCCATTGATGCGCCCGGGCCAAGACTTTGTATGGCCCTAGCGATTGCATCTTCCCTGGTCATAACCATACTAGCTTTGCCGCCAAGAAGGATTCGGTTTCTAAACTCTAAGTATCCCTCAACCGAAGGCGTCAAACCCTTATCTTGAACATATCTGCGGTACAACGCTTGAATCTGTTCATCCGATGTGGGCTTGCCAACCTGACGGGCATAAGACTCAGCTTGAACCCCTTGTGTCTCAGCAGTTGCCTGAGACTTAAGCAAGTTTGCCCGATCTTCTGCAACCTTACGACGAGCGTCTTCTTCGCGCTGGGTAGCAGCCTCGATGTCCTTAAGGTCACCGCGACGGATCGCATCACGCTTAGACGCAGAAGCAAACTTAAGCTCTTCCATATCCAGGTCTTGCTTATCCTTCAGCGCACGTTGCTCCTCACGATACTTGGTTGAGGCAGCTACACCGGAAGCACCTTGCGTTCCAAACGTACCGCCACGGGGGCCAGCTGCAACGCCCTGGAGGAATCTGGTCAGCTCATTCATGGGCTGATCTGCCCGCTCAGATTCGCGTCGAGCCTGTAGTGCTGCCAGACGGCGATCACGCTCATCCAAATATTCTTCGCTGATTCCTAATTGACGTTGGCGTTGTTGGCGCTGGGCCATCATGTCTTCAAAAGATCTCTCCGGACGATCCGGGTAGACATCCTCTGGCTTAACCTTTAAGAATTTAGACAAGGCACCAAGACCACGAGCCTGGCCAGGCGCGCCCCGACCACCGAACAGTTCATCTAAATTGACAGGAGGTTGCGCAGGAGTTCTAGCTGCCGGCTGAGTTCTAATTCCGCGATTCTGCTCTTCCGGGTATTGAGTTGGGTCTACAAAGCCGGGGTCAGCTGGAGAGTTATTAAACTGCTCTCTAGCCCGATTGATTGCATCAATCTTTTCCTGCTCTGTCATTTGTGTGTTGGCTTTTAGTGAATCCGCCACCGATGCTAGGTACTCAGACAAAGTTTTGCCGCTAACTCTTTTAACCGCGCCGCCACGCTCAAATGCCACAATCCCACCGCCTGCGTAGTCGCTGCGTTTAAACATGTTTTGCATTGGAATGCCAGCTATTCCCGGACGACGCTTTTGCATCATCTTCAGCATCATCAACTTCTTCATCATCTCAGGATTAACCTGACCACCGGCTTGATAGTCACGAGGCACCACGATGTCATCAATGAATCCACCGCCCGCTAACTGGGCTGGCTCAGAGGTTGTCGTATTAGGTGCGGCCATAGGCATATTTGCTTGAATGCCTTGCTGCTGTTGAGCGGCTTGCCGCTGACGGCTACCCTGAAGCGCCATGAGTCCAGTGGCCTGCTCGATCTGCTGCTTAACCGTAGGCGCCCCTTCCATCTCTTGGGCTTGATCGGCAGCTGCTGACTCTTGCATCTTCTTGCGACGGTTCAGTTCGCCTAACGCAAGGAACGGGGGAACCTGTGGGTTTGACCCGTTGGCGTACTGCATCAGTGCCTGCATCGGTACATCTTTAAGGCGTTCTTGAAGTTGGACTAAGTTAAGCATGTTTATTTTCCAATTTGTCCAAGAATTTTGAGAAGTTCTAAAGTGGTTCCAGCACCGCCTGCGGCAGACTGGAATGCGCTTGGTGCAGGCTGATAGAAGCTAGATGATGCGATGCCCGGGATTCCAGAGATCATTTGACGCTGGAACTCAAGCTGCTGCTGCGGATACTGCTCCTCACGCAAGAACTGGTTGTAAGCTGCGGTTAGTCCAGCCTGCTCGATGTCACGCTCCGTCTGACCTGCTGACAACATCTGCTGGAGATTACGTAATCCATACTCACCCTGCTGACTTCCAGCCTGGGTCAAAGCTTGGGTCGCGGCAGTCTGGGCGGCAAGCCCACGAAGCCCTGCATCAATATCTGCCTGACGCTGTTTCTGTGCGGCTTCAAATGCGCCGGCATATCCTTTGCCAGTGATGTCTCCCAAAAGAGTCTGGAGGTTGCGCTGAGCTTCAGCTTCCATGATTGCCTGACGAGAACCGCCATAAGCCCCGGCCTTGGCCATACGGCTTTGCATTTCGTTACGGGCCATTTCTGCCTGACGATTGGCTTCCCGGCGCTGCGGCTCCAGGACTGCCTCAAGGTACGGATTCATGTAGGACTGAACCGTGCCGACCGTAGGCATATATTGTTGGGATGCACCGTAAGTGCCGACTGCCTGTGTCCCGGCGGTAGTCAATGCAGTTGGTACGGTTAATGAGCCAATCCCTGTGAATGCTTTGGTTTGTAAGTTTGACTCAGGCGCTACAAGCCTACCAGCTACATCCTGCGCAGCGGTAAATTGTTCAGCCCCATAAGGTTGGAACTTTCGTCCAAACTCTTGCCCCTCAGGAGTAACGCCATACGGTCCAAGAGCCTCGGCCTGACCTAGCATTCTTGTGACATACGGACCAGCCCACGTAGATAGTGTGCCTTCGGTGCCGCCTGTGGTTTCCATTCCTGTAGCCATGTTAGTTCCTTATACCCGAGTATATTTCTGAGGGTTAATTTGCTTGCCTTGTTTGGTTGTACCAGTCCGAGCTTTTCGAACCTTATCCATCATGTCGTAAAGCACATCTGCGCCTGCGTCTGAGTTGCCATTACCTAAATGAGACACCACATCTGCCGGAATTACAAACTCTCCGTGCGATAGACGGGCGGGCTGTTTGCCATCAATGTCGGTCTTAATCTTGTCGGCCATTCCGTCCGTGCCGCCACGGAGATAACGAGCTGCACGACCACCCTGGGCAAGATCCATCAAACCACCGCCTGCTGCTTGAATAAACTTGGTACCCTCGCCGGGTTTACCACGGACTGCTGTGAATTTAGGAATCTCTCCCTTGTAGCCAACCGGACCTTTAGCAGCAGAACCTTTGCCCAACAATCCCATAAGTCCACCAAGCAGTGCTGCTAGTAGCGCATCTTGTTTGTTGGGGCCGGTGGTGGTCAGTCGATTAATAACATCTGTTATTTTTTGAGTGATGGTGTTGGTTCCGCCAGGAGTTGGCGGCCCTTGAATAGTGCGAGTGCTTCCATCTGGATTGCGAATTGTCGTTGTGTTTGTCTTGGGGTCATAGATAGCATTTTTGGTATTTCCGTAGAAACCACCCTCTTGAGCTTCGGCATCTCCACCTCGGCCCCCTGTACCGTATGGATACAACTCTTTGTATAAGTCTTCCCCGAGCTGTTGTTTTACATACTCATCGCTTTGCTCTGGACCTGAGTATGTTCCTTCTTGTAATTCTTTTATATCCTGTGCTGAGTAACCAAGACCGGCATATGGATCTGATTCCACATCTGGAAGCATTCCACTTAGATCGCCTAAGTCAAGTCCGTACAAACTCATATCTGGGCTTATGTCGGACAGATCAAAACCAAAACTGTCTCCTAGACTGCTTAGATCAATTCCCAACCCGCCATATGAATCGCCACCAAAATCTACGTTTGACCAATCAAAACCACCTAAGTCAACACTAGGAATATCAAAGCTAGATGGGAATCCTTCGAACCCACCTCCAGGTAGATACGAATCGTAGTTTTCATCAAAAAAACTGTAATCGGCCATATTTATCTCATTTCTTTGGTGGCGGATTTGTTGCTTGAGCAATCCGCATTAAATCTGCTGGAGTAAGTCTTCCACTCAAAATTGAAGGTGCAAAAGCTGCGAGTAAATTTCTATCAAAGCCACCGGTTGGGGCATTTTGTAACAACGCACCAATTCCCTCAGATGTTGCTAATCGTGTAATCGCATCCACTACATCACGATCTGAAAGCGCAGCGGTCGTTGCTGTTCCAAGCCCTTTAGAGACTATTGATGGAAGACCAATCCCTTGACCACCAAGTTGTACAGCTTGACCCGCTAAGTTAGTTCCAAATGATTTTAAATAATCATCAAGACCACGAGTTCCAGCAGGTAATGCTCCAATGCCAGAACTAATAATTGACCTTGCAATCATTTCCGGAGTAATAGATGCTGGAAGAATACTTGTTAACCCGCTTGGTAATAAGTTTGCCACTGAACTAGTTGCAGTTGACAACGGCGCAGGTGTTGCGGCTCCAGTTATTGCATCAATTCCAGGGGTAGTTAAATACGCACCAAGCGCCATAGCAATTGGCGGTACAGAAAGGATCTCCATGATGTTGTTAAAGAGATCACCAAAGAATCCGCTACTTGTATTGGGATCTTCAAAGTCATACACACGCTGAACTTTGACCGGTACCAGCTTATCGTTTGCTGATGTGTACAAAATTGATGCGTGTTTGGAGTTTTCTTTAACGTCGTCAATACCTAGCGTCTTGGCTGCTGCTGGATCTAGGGTATCGGTACGGCCCTGCCAAAGATAAAGATCTTTGTACTTGTTGTTTAGATCGTCATAAACATCTTTGATGTCTTTGTATTGCGGTGCTTTGGATGGGTCTTTGTATGTATCCTTAGCAATTTCATCAAGCCTGGCTTTGGTGTTTTTGTAATAGTCGTATGCCGATGTTGACTCAAAGTTTCTGGTGTATCTGGCTACGCTTGCTGGATCTTCGGCACCGTAATACTGATCTCCAGCCAACTGCATAGCAAAGAATTGTTCGGCTGTAACCGGTATCTTATAAGTGCGATTCTGATTTTCCGGATCTTGTCGTTCTACATAAACAACATCCATCTCAGACCCAGTTTCTGGGTCAATCTGCTTCTGAACACCACCAAGCCTGTTTAGTTCTTTTTCAATTCGTGCAAAGTCAGATATATCTTTTTTGTCAGCGGTTACACCAAAAACACCGGTTCCTCTGGCTAAAGCACCCTGCCATTTACTGTGTGGGTCTGCTCCAACATATTGATGACGAATGTTGTCCGTCATATCCTGCATTCCACCAATAAAGACTTCACCGTCTTTGTCAAGAATGTCGTCAAATGCTTTCTTGTGGAGGATTGGCAGGTTCGTGCGCGGATCAACACCGTAAGTGTTGGATGTTTCTTCACCCCGTTTTATTTCACCAATTGGGGTGTTGATAACTTTTTGGAATGGATTGGCTTGAAAGAAAGGAGAATCCGGTGCCTTAGTAGCAGCATCTTGAACTAGCTTTTGTTGTAACTCTTCGTTTGGCTTGCCAGTTAAATAAGATTGATAAATTTCTTTCAACAATGGATCTGTTGATTTACCGCTAATCAAATCTTTTTCTAACTTTGTTGTTTGCTCATCAGTTAAACCGTAAAGGTTTTTAGCAATCCCACTAACACGATCTGCTTCTTGGAATTTATTAAATCCTGATGTTTGCAAGATGCTTTGGAGTTCTTGCAAGTTTTTGGTTGCTAGATCGGAAGACTTAACTGTTGGCGTTAATGTTCCCGGATCAAGACCAAGCTTTTGCTCTAAAGCTGTTGCATATCGTGGGTTCTCTAACGCTTGATAAATCCCTGAGCTACCTAAAATGTCATAAGCCTGAGCGGGCAGGATATCTGTACCAGTCGCTCCAGATACCAAAGCAGATCGTAAAGTTTGGGGAGTCAATGCCCCAGACCGAAGCTGTTCAGTGTAATAAGATGGCCCAGTATCCGTTGCAGGAATGTCCCGACCAAGCACGGTCTTGTATGCTGAGCTAATCAGTTCCGGTATGCCAGCCTCATAAAATCTTTTGTACTCGTCTGCGGTTATGCCATCTGATCCAATTTCTTTTTGCCAGTAATTAAACCCAGTCGTATCTGGTTGTTGTCCGGCTAACGGGTCACGGCCAAGCACCGATGTGTACAAACCAGCAACATCAGTTGGAAGATTTGTTGGTACTGCGATGTTTAAAGGGGTTGCAGATGGTAATGCGGCAATACCGGCAGGGGTTGTGGCTGGTGCTGTTGGAGTTGCGGCTGGCGCAAAGTAAGCTTGCTGTTGACCTTGGTTGTACGCAGCCAAGGCATCCATAATGTTGGAATAGCCTTGTGCTTGTAACCCCGGTAATGCTTCTTCAAATGACGCCATGCTCAATCCCAAAGATTGGTTTCACTACGGAATGCGCACGGCTAGGGGAGGCCGGAATTAACCCTAGAAATTGGTCGGGATTATAGCTCTGTGTCATGTCCGAGTCAATAGACCAATATGGATACAGAACCGACAGCGCCGACTCCAGCTACCCCTACCAGAGCCACCTGAGTTTTCGGCGGGAATGGTGCGGATACATAGGAAATATCGCCAATTGAAGCCGGAACAGCTGGATGTGCGTATGGAGTGGTTTGAGCTGGGAGATATTCTATGTAGACCCCATCTACCGGGCCAGTCGTGCTGTATGCCTTATCGGTTGCCCACCACAAACCGACAGACTGCCCAGCCTGAATATCAAAAACAATTGTTGATCCCGCCAAGAGATAAGACGGAACTCCTGCGCTTTTCCTGGCTGGCAAGGTGTACTTGACCGCCGACTTGACTACATCCGTTCCATTAACTCTTATCCAAATAACTACATCGTGAGCAGCGTTGTCAGTATTAGCAAACTGAAGACCGTAAGTAATCTTGTACACCCCGTTGTAAGTAGGGGTGGCTGTATAGTCATTGTTAAGGGTAAACCCTAATATTTCGTCTGCGGTATCCCACTGAACGATGGTCGGCGTGTCATCTGCCGTGGCGTACTGATCAGCGTTGCCACTAGCGCCAATATGGGGGAAATTTAGCTGTCTGCCAGATCCGGTAAACAAGCTGGCATTTACGTTTGAGCCGGTTACATTATTAGCCAATACGTCTTGGGCCTGGACTCCCCCGGCGTACAAGGTTTGCAGGTAGGCAAGAGCCGCCACTACTTGCCCGGCGTTGACCAGGTCTAGGTTAGCCGTATCACCGTTAAAGTTACCCCCATTGAACTCCCCGGCGTTAAGCTCTGGGAAGTAGCCGCCGTTATTGAGCAGCTCCAGGATCTGGTCGATTAGGTTGTCATTGAGGTTGAAGTACAGGCGCAGGATACGGCTGTACCCGTCCATGAATGTGGCATTGAACTCCGTAACTGGTGCATACGGTAGCGCTGGTGCAACATAGGTCTTCTCGATTGTCATCTACTACCCCAGTGCAATCGCTCTAGCTCTTTGCGGGCCTGGGCAGCTTCTTCTGCTGTGTTGCACAATTTTGAATAGTAAGATTTTTTGTTTACCGTTATTTTGGCTAAAAATCTTTTACCAACAGCCGACACCCCAATATATCCGGTAGTGCTGTTAGCGCGAAGCCTTACGTTTCTATTTTGGGTTTGAACGCCAGCCCACCGGCAATTTCCAGGCTCATAGTTTCCATAAGTATCAATTCGATCCAAAGTTTCGTCGCCATTTGGCTCGCCCATATCAGCAACAAATTTCTTGTAATCCATCCATTCCTGACAAACAGAAACTCCCTTGCCACCATAGCGCGGATAATCTTTATCTGTTGGAACTGTGCATCGTCTAATCATTGCTCGCCACGTATTGTAAGAACCTTTTCCTGTACCACCATGTTTAAGGTTTGGGACAACACAACCACAAGATGTTGTATTGCCAGTAACCAAACTCCCTGAAACTACAACAGTTTCATTTCCGCATTCACAACGACACCGCCATAAAACCTTTTTTAACCTATCACGACCTGCCTGCTCAATTACGATTAACTTCCCAAACACCTGCCCAGTTCTATCTATGAGTTTCATAAAAGGCTCCTTTAAAGAAGCCCTTAGTATATCACCATAAGTTAGGATGGGATGTCATCTCCTCCCATCAGGACGAATATCGATTCGGGGTGCGCCAAGCTGCCAGGTGGTATTCAGATCACTGGAAGATACTTTGAAGATCATCTGCCGGGCGCGGACCCGGGTGTAGATGATGTTAGTGAACGCTTCAATTGGCACCGTAGCCGTCCTGGTTACCGTGGCAAAGTTGGTGCCTCCGGCGGATGCTGGGCTGGTAAAGCCTGATCCTGAACCCTTCATAGGCTGGAGCGTGAATACCGCCTGTGGGTTGGAGGCACTAGACCCTTCAAAGGTGATGTCCGGCAGCATCCTCCAGATAAAGCCAAAGTTATGGCCATCGTCAATGTCAAACTCTGAGGAGGAGATATAGGCCTCGATAGCCGCCGGTGTACCGGTTTCGTTGTCATTAACACCAAACTCGTGATAGACCAGGTTATTAGTGTAAGTGGCCGCTATCGGGTAGTCCTGTAGGCCGCTATCTAGCCATGCCGTCCTGGCCAGAGTTCCGTAGTACCAGGCTTTTTCAAGGTAGTTATAGATCACATACTGGTCAATGGTGCTAGATCCAGCGGTGGGGTAGAACCACCAAACCTCTGTAAATCCCTCACTTGTCCCAGCAAAAATTTGATCAGTCTGCTGAAGGTTAATGTCATTAAAGATGAACCGGCGCAGATCGCATGGCAGAGTCTGAACCCGGCCATCGTAGTAGTAGAACTTGTCGATACCCATCCAGTAAACAATACCGGAGGCAAAAGCCACGGCATTTGGGCTTTGGATGGAGATGTTATCTGCCAGAAGCGTGGCTCCCCAAACACCGCCTTGTGGGCCAAGGTATTGAAGAGAGTAAAAAGCAGAGTCAGTAATTACGATGATCTCTTGCCGGGACTGGATTACGGCAACAATTGTTGATCCACTGGAAAGTCTTAGACTGCCAGCCTGATTGGTAGCACTTGGCGTCCAATTTACCGCCGACTCCTGATCTGACCACCGAATCAGCATTGGGTCTAGGGTTCCAGAGCCGATGTCGTTTGCTCCAAAAGCCATAGCAAATCGGTAAACGTCGGATACAAATACCTTATTTACCGTAGTCGGAACCCCAGAAGCCCCTCCAAGACTGGACAAAAGCACACCCCGATTGCTAGTTCCAGAGGATGAATCCCAGTAATAAATCTGGCTTCCACGGTTAGCAAAAATTAGATCTTCACCAAAGTTAGCCTGACTCCAGAGACGGATCAGCTCGGGCGTCGTGCCGCCTTGACCCCAGTTTCCTTGGCCCCATGAGCCTGCGCCCCACCCTGTAAACGGAACCTGTGTTGCAGCGCCCACATGAATTTCATAAGCACCAACCACAGATGCCCCACCGTTTCCAGAATCATTCGCATTCGCAGTTACAGCCGCTCCTGTCGTTGGGTTCTTGGCTACGATGGTGTAGGTATTGGCAGTCAGAACCTGGGCAATCTGGTAGTTCTGCTCAAGGACTGCCTCGGTGATATTTCCCCCGACCCCAAGGCCGTTGGCATCTACCCCAGAGAAAGTCACAAAATCGCCTGTATAGGCTCCGTGGTTGTTGTCCGTAACTGTGATGGTCGAGCTGCCATTAGAGGCTGCAAAGGTCACCTCGCCAGCCGCAGTAGTGGATCGAATGGGGGTGATGTCATAGTAGGCAGCGCCTTGCTCTATGTAGAACTTAAGGTTAGTACCCACTCCGATCAGGTTTGCCCCTCCCAGGGTCACCCAGTTCCACAGCGACCGGCACACCCCCAGGAATCGGCTACTGGAGATCTGCGCCCACCCACCAATCTTCTCAGGGCTACCCTGACGGAAACGGACTTTGTCGCATTCGTACCAGCCACCTTCGGTGGTATACCGGGTGTTTTCTTTGTTCACACCTGGTTTAAACAGTATCTTTTTTAACATGTTATCATCCTGCCATTAACAAGGAGATCACTATGTATGTTTATATTTGGAAAACACCAGACGCAATTCCGTTTTACGTTGGATTTTCTAAAAGCCGTCACCGCACCAATCCCAATAATGGCGGCGGAAGAAATTGGCTTACCAAACAAAAACTTAGTGAAATTGGGTGTCATAACGTAATTGTTGAAATTCGTCCAGTTGAGTCAATTGTGGCCGGGAGAGCGCTAGAGCGCAATCTCATAGCAGAACTTGGTCGAATACAGACGGGAACTGGCACTTTAACCAATCTTCGTGAAGGCGGAGAAGGCACCTCATCGCCGTCCCCAGAGCATCGTGAAAAGTTGCGCCAACTTCTTTTTGACCCATCACATCCTGCGCACAGTCCAGAATCCCGTGCCAAACTTAAAAAACGTATGCAAGATCCTGATGTCAAAGCAAAATTTACGGGGGATGCAAATCCATCAAAGCGCCCAGAAGTGCGAGCCAAGCTCAAAGCCAAGTGGGCAAATCCTGATTTTAGAGCCGCAATGAAACTTGCAAGGACTGGGGTTAAACGAACTTTGTCTGAAGAAAATAAACAAAAATTACGAGACAGGTTAGCGGCCAATCCAAACATGTCAGGATGGTCAAGTCGCAATGGAAAAGACCTAGACTTTGAGGCTAAAAGAATAGATGGGATTCGTAAGGCCCAAGCAAAAAGAGTTGAAAAAATGTCTGATCCAGTTGCCTTGGCCCAGCGCAAAGAACGCCTTAAACAAACAATGAACTCTGAAGAATTTAAATCCAAACGATCCCAGTGGGATACCCCAGAATACCGAGCCAAGTTATCAGCGGCAAAGAAAGCATACTGGGAAAAAAGACGATCCATGATCAGCTCATAAATAAAGCAATTTCGGCCCTGCGGCGGCGCGTCAATCCCTTTTCAAAAGCACTGCCCGGATTTACGTACATCATAAACCCCTCGGCAATTCTTTCCAACGGCTCATCCCTGACTATTCGCTGGCGAAGGGTAGACCTCTGAAACCCACCTACACCGATGTTGTAGCTAAGAGCGACACAAGCGTCAAACAAGCCTTGACGCCCAGATAAATTAGGGGCAAGTCGAAGAACACCGCGCTCAAAACTGACGAGGAGATTCTTGAAACGTTCCTCCAGTTCTGGCTTTGACCATAGACGATTGTGTTCTGGTGCAAGGGGGAACTCCTTTCTGATCATTCCGGTATAGCCTTCTTTGCGAATCACTGGCAGGCGAATCTGTTCCTGATGCAGCACCTCACCCCAGCCCACAGTCCATATTGATGCAGGACACAAATAGGGCCGGTCACGATACCCCTCAAACTGGTGCATTACGTGGATGCCTGCCTCGGATGTTTTCATTTCTTAAAGGACTGGCTTCCAAACCAAAACGCAATCACGCTTGAAAAGATGATGGCCGAGTCCTCATCCCAGAGGATTGCCATAGCCTGATCAAACGGCACCCCGGTCTTCCAGGCGTAGAAGAAGCCAAAGATGTTCACAAATAAGAGCATGGAGAACATGCCGTAGGTAATGACCGGACGGACAGAAGCTCGCATATTGACCACCCACTGGGACGCACCCTTACCGATCTCGATGTCGTGGGCATACAAAGCCTGGCGCTCCTGAACGGCGGTCTGCATGGCGACCTGGTCAGTCCGTATCTCCTCAACCCGGGCCTGGGCGGCAAAGCCTTTCTCCAGCATCTGAAGCTCCCGCTCCGTCTGCATCTTGGCAAGCTCTAGCTCATGGGCCTTATCCGACCGATCCTGGAAGAAGTCCAAGACCTTGGGCAGACCGCCCATCAGGAATGAAACGAGGGTAGAAAGCAGGGTAATCATCGCTTAGACCTTTCTTCAAGGAGTTTTAAACGGACCTGAAGGTCGTGAATATCTTTGTAAATCTCTTCTTTGAGCTTGTGCCGGGCTTCGGCTGAAATTGGGGAATCAGTTGGGGTGCCGCTGGGGGTAATCAGGGCTGGCATCTTAGACTTGATGTCTACCAGATCGTGTTGGATGTTAGTTACGGCGCTGATCATCCAAGTAATTGCAGCCACAATCACCGGAAACGCCATCTGAATTACTTTTGTCCAGTCCATCACCACACCTTTGTCATCTTAAGAACCGCATAAATAATCAAAGACAAAACCCCCAGCACCAGCCATTCGTTCCGTGTTGCCTGTCGGTCAGAGTCGTACTCCTTTTGCAACTCCTTGCGCTCCTTCCGAAGCTTGACTTCTAATGCCTGAACCTCATCTATTGCCCGTTTGCCAAACTCTTTCTCAATCTGTTTAAAGGCGTCCTCTTTGTTGCGCCGCAGGTTGTACAGCACCCGATATTCGTTGATGGCGTCCACATACATCATGTCGCCCCGGCGTTGAACTTCCTGTTGTTTCCTGCGCCACGCCACACGGGCGCGAGCTTCTTCGTCCAGAAAAGCATTGACTTCTTTGGCTGTCTCTTTGATGTCCCGTCCGGCTTTGATCGCCTCGCGGATTCCACCTAAAGCGGTTTGAACGACCTTGGATGGGTCGGCTGGATCTGGCAATGACATCTACTGCCCCCATGCGACTATTAGCAAGGAACATACCAGAGACACCCCAAAAAGCAATAGCCCGAAGGTTGGGGCTATTTGAGCTTTGACAGGGTCTGAGCTAGCCGCGCTCTTTGTCCTAATTTGCCTGGTTTCTTGGCTGCGGCTGCGAGCTTTTTTGCGGGGATCTTTTCCCCTTTCTTTACACCAAGCGAGCTTCGTAAAGCGCCTGGCTTTTTGATGGCTGACTGAATCCATTTCTCACCTACCTTGCCACCCTTTTTTGCAATGACGCCACGACCTTTAAGCACATCAGCTTTGGTCACTTGGCCGTCGCCTGTTAAATCTGGAAAGTCTTTAGCCATGACTACCATCCTTCCACTCTATTAATTTCAACAATGTCCACACCGGGGTGAAACGTCATTTGACCTATACATGCAATGTTCCAGTCTGGCCCGGTCTGCTCACTCCAGCTATAGGTATTAATTCGCACATGCCTGGCTAATATCTCGTTACCGTTTTCAAACACTCGCCACACATGTTCTTCACTTCCTCGGCCCGGCTCGCCTTTTGATTTATTAAACCGGATTAGATATTTGTTCATTCAGGTCGGGTCGGCCATAACACTTCATTTGGATAGTTAGGTTGTAGCGGGATGTTTTGCAATTTCTTTTGATATTCAACCCACGCCTGCCACTGAGCTTTGCTTAATGTTGCCGTGTTTGCAATTGCTGCACTTGCTTCATCAAACCGAACTTTAATTTGTTCATCAACATTGTTTTGTAACGCACTTGACGGGTCTGGCGCGTCTACTTCAACCCAACAGCGATCCGTAATACCCAGCCATGACAAATCTCCCAAACGATCTTTTACACCTTCCATGCCAAATATTGGACCCCAGTTTTCCGGTAGTGGTTGTAGGCCACCAATATTTTCACCGGTTTGCGGATTTTTTAGTTGCCACAGTTTCATTTGATACCTCGTTGTCTGCTTGTTGTTTCAGTTTCTCTTGACGTTTTATCTCTCGTTCACCGCTTCCTCCGGTGCCACCCGCCATATAAATTATGTTTTGATCTTCATCTAATGCTAATTTGTTGTGCAGAAGTCCATCTTCTTTGCCAACCATTAAATTTGGTGCGCCCTCTAAAAAATCTTTCTGAGTAGTTATTTCACTTAAATCATCTTCATTTGCATAATTTTTTGTATTGGCAAGTATTTCCATAATACGTTTTGCTTCTTCATCGTCATACCCAGATGCACCAAGTTGTTGAAACACTGCCATATCATTTGGAAACGGAGGATGCCCATTAAGATGATTTTTTTCAGCTTCTGATACACGCCAGTCTCGCCAACTAGAAAAATCTTTACGGGGTGTTATTTGAGCATTGCAACCAACATTAGCAGCTAATTGATGTATTAACTCAATAACTTCTACTGGCTGCATAAGACACCACAAATGTCGCCCACCATCCCCACGCATCATAAGTTCTGTGGTTCCACCAAACGCTGTACCAACCATCATAGATCTAGCTCGGTTGTAATTACTTTCCCGGTTTTCTAAATCCATTTTGGCTTCAAATTCACGCAACTGCTCAGCATGCTTTACTGCTATTGCATTTTCAGTAGCTTGAATTTTTTTAACAGCTTCACGTTTTTTCATTGCGGGTTCCATGAAATAACAATTTGACCACCAGGCGATGCAACTGTAATTGGGTATGAACCACCAGGAGTTACTGGTAGGCAATTAACTGTCGATGGTGTAGCAGCAGATCCTGAAGGTGTTGGCGATGTTCCACCAGCTCCACCAGCTCCTCCTCTTCCACCTCCTCCTCCCCCGCCAGACACGGTCCATGAATTAAACGGGGCAGGAGTGCAAGGGAAAGAATATCCACTACCACCAGCTCCACCGGATCTATAAATTTGAGGAAAAGTTGGATTTCCTGGAGCTGGATTTCCTCCATATGGGTTAAACGAAAACGGTCCTGGCCTACGACAATTGTACGGAGGGGCAAATGGAAATATACAATAAGACACAACATTTATAGATCTACCGGCTTGTGTGTTAAGTGCAGGCCACGGACCGTTTACATTGCTACCTATGCTTGATCCTCCAGTAGTGTTTACTGGAAACGCTGGTGTATATGCAGGAAGCAATGGCGCGCTACTGCAAGACCATGTACCACCTGCGGCACCTAAATAATTATTACACGGTGCAGCTGGAGGAAAATTCGATGCTGATGGTCCACTTGTTCCATCATTTGTAACTCCTGCGCCTCCACCGCCTGTACCACCTTTTACCCTCCAACAAGTCATATTAGGGTACGAAGTGCGTTGAAAATTGGCGCCGGATCCACCATTTCCTCCGCCACTTCCACCCGATCCACCACTACTCGCTCCAGCACTAGATCCCGCACCGCCACCACCGCTATTTCCAGCATTTCCAGCCGCTCCAGCAACTCCAGCGTTTCCTCCAGCACCCCCATTAAATGTTTGAGATAAACCACTTGATGCGTTTCCAGTATTACCTGGATTGCCAGCATTTCCAGCATTGCCAGCATTTCCCGAAGCTCCTGAGCTTCCAGGATTTCCGGCGGTTTGGCATGGTCCATTCCCCTGATTACCACCAACAGTAAAATATGGTGCAGAAGGAGGAGGACTCCCTCCAAATACAGTTATATAACCTCCACACGGATCTGTGCCTTTCCAAGCACCACCACCACGATTTCCACATCTAAATTGATTAGTATTTCCGTCTTGCCGTGCTGCTCCTGAACCGCCTCCACCTCCACCAGTTCCAGGATTTCCTGGATTTCCAGAATTCCCAGCGTTACCAGGATTACCGGTTCCGCCTTTGCCGGTAATGCTTACTTTCTTAACTCCAGGGGGAACAGTAAATGTACCACTCGCATTAAAGGTTTGCGTACCGCCAGGAACTAACCCAGCCCCAAGAACACCAATTTTTGCTGATCCAATAGGCATTTTTACCTCCTACTTTTAAGCCCCAAGCTTGGGCGCTTATCAAATTTATGGTCGGCGTTGGGGCCGTCCTGTTTAACGTAATGCAACATAAACTGCACATTTACTTCTGTTTCTGTAGCCGGTGTACGCCAGTGTTTAATTTGGCACCCATGATAAATACAAGCATCGCCAGGTTCAAGAACATGTTCCGATGGCTCTGACCCAGGAGCTTGCATCCAAATAGGCCAAGGCTTTCCAACAGTTGCTATATGACAAGTTACTGAAATTTCACATGCCGGTCGGTCAGTATGCGGTTTAAGCTCGTCACCTTTGGTGTAGACCCTGGTAAATGAATATGACGGGAATAGCTTATACCCAGTAATTTCTTCCATCTCAGAAAGAGAGTTAACCAAAACCGTTTCAATTAGCGGATCTGCGTACCACGAAATCTTGCTGCTATCACCATCTCGACCACCTTGATTGTTTTCAGGATAACGCTTTAATGAGTTTTCAAGATACCGGGAAATAGTTGATACCGATTGTGGATCAATAAACCCACGGACAATTGTGTAACCTTTGTTTTGAAACTCTTCAGTTCTAGTCATAATAAAACCATCCTGTAACAATGTATTTGTATTTATCTGTTAACACAGGGTTTCCGCGATGCGCATGTGTATATGAAGCAGGCCACAACAACATCAAGTTCTCTTCTGGTTTAACTCTGGTTCTTTGATACAAAAATTCAGTTTCCCCACCGTCATTATCTTCAAATGAGTTTAAATACACCATATAAACCAAAACTCGATTAGCTTGTGTACCCGGACCTTGTTCTCCGTGCCAAACATGATAACCACCTCCGGGGCTGGTACGTTGCATCTTCATAACTGAAGCACGAATTTTTCCGTTATCCCGAAGTATTGAATATTTAGCTGTGTAATTGTCGTAGCAAGCTTGCAAACCATCAAAAAATAAATCACACGAATCTTTTTGAAAATCTTTGGTTAACCCGTTCTCATCAACTTCATTCCATTTAAATGGTTGAAGATTGTGATTACGCAGCTCTATTCCTATTTGATAATCATCTTTAATGTGCTTATTTGCATTCTCTGATTTCTGACGATTGGCGCCAACACCACCTTCTTCAAGGCGATTGAATTCAGCAATCAAATGCTCACAGTATCCAGATGGATACAGGTTTCGGTAATAACCAATAAAGTCTTTGTGTTCTACGTCGTTCATTTAAATGGTGGCCCCGATATCCATGCGACTAACGATTGACGACTTCCTTGCGTTACAGGAGTTACTTGATGCAAGGTCCAAGATGGAAAAGCAACAATAAGACCGCGTTGCTTTCTCATTTTTAATACGTCCTTTCCATGAGTTTGAAGCTCTAATACGCCACCCTCGTATTCAACAGGATCGGACAATTGCATTACCAAAGACAATTTTCTGCATGGAGCATTCGTATGCGGACCCATATCCACATGCCATCCATACATTCCATTTTCAGATTCGTCATAATGAGTCAATTGAATTTGCTCACCAAACCCCGTTAAGTTAAATCTAAAAAATTGCGAGTTTAAATTTGAAACAACGTGTGCCAATGTTTCAAATACCCAAACTGTTTCAGGAGTATTAGATAACCAGTGCAAACCCGATCTACGCACATTTTCATTAACCGAACCATTCCCACCGCCGCCAACCTCTGCTTTTACTTGAACATTACGAGCTTGTTGTTGCAACCAGTTCAATTGCTGGTCATTAAAAGCACCTTCCCACCAAGCATACGGTTCTTGCGCTTGATTATATGGGGTTAACAAATATTGCATTTAATTTTGTCTTTCTTTGCAACTTAATGTGAAATGAATAAATTTTGTTGATTCGGGAACTTGATTAAAAGCAAACTGATGAGGAAGCCAGGCATTAAAAAACATAAATGTGCCTGGCGCCATGTTATTAAAATAAATCTTTGGGGTTCCAACTCTTAATTCATTATCAGCCATCATAAAATCAGTCATGGCTTTGCTAGTTCTTGGATCTGAAAATATTGGAAACGATCCGCCTTCTGGAGCTTCTAAAAAAAACAAGCCACACATTTGCGTATTAGCATGAACGTGCGGCTCGTGCATTCCTCCCTGCCCTATTTCCTGCCCCCACATACCAGATGTGTAAAACTCAAATGGGTCGATAAAATAACCCTGTTGCTTTAAAAGATCAGTAGCAGTCTTCGCAAAATAGTCAGATAAGAAAAATAATTCTGGATCATTGCCCATGTGACCAGTCTGTGTCACCGGCCAAGTCATGTTTCTTTCTTGGTCTATTTTCTTTTGCTCTGCGTAATACCTTTCTGAGTTTTTTAAAACATGATCGACCCACTCGGGCTTTTCTTCCCGATACACGGCAGAAGGAAAATAGTGAAACTCATTCACTGGTTGACGTATTGCTCAATCGTCTGGGCAAATGCAGTAATGTCAGCAGCAGTAATGCCACGATCACCAACCGGCTTATTGCGATCATTTTCCATGATCACATCGCGAGCAATACGCACTGCTTCCATTTTGTTATTAAGAGCCTGTTGAGCTTTTTGAAACTCAATAGTGTCAATTTGTTCTTGGGTAAGAGCCATTTTGTTACTCCTTAATTAAGAAAGGTTTTTCATTGGGATTGAAACGTAATAAGTGGTTCCACCGTCAGGTGTCATAAAGAACCAAATATCTGTTGCATTAGCGGTCGTAGTCCGTGTGACCGATCCATCGGGATACTTGAATGTACCACCGGCAAGTGTCACCGTCCGACCTGGTGTTGCATCATTGGTAAGAATCAACACGAATGATGATGCTCCTGATGACACGGGATACCGAAGCGTAAAGGTGCAGCTACCGGTAAGGGTTGCCGTAAAGACTCCGCCACTTGTTACGTCTACGTTGATAGCCGTGCCTGTGTTGCCAAGGGCCGTGACCGTGTCGGCATATCCAGCTGCCTTAACAAAGTTACCGGTAGTAACCGCTGCTGACAGGGCCAGCAAACTCGTGCTTGAAGGGGCCACGCCTGCGCCGCCACCGATCACAAAGTTATTTGCTGCAAGCGCACCAGAGGAGGCTAAGACTCCAGAAGCAGTGTAAGCCAGCACACCGCCGGAGGTTCCAGATGTTAGTCCGGTTCCGCCGTTTGCTACCGGCAGAGTTCCGCTAACCCCAGTGGTCAGGCTGACTGCCTCGTTAGAAGCAATCTTGACAAAGTCTGATCCATCCCAGGCTACGCAAGCATTTTTACCAGCTGCAATCGTCACACCGGTTGTGGCCGATCCTTTGACCACTACTGCTGCGTCTGACTGATTGATAACAAAGTAAGCCTTGCTTGAAGACGGGGCGATGATGTTTCGGCTGACCCCAGGAGACCCGGTCGGCTTGAGAATTGCGCATCGAGCCTGGTTAGCTGACCCAGATCCGGTGGTTGATAGCGTCCAGTCACCACCAGCTACGCTGGCTGTGGCCGTCTGAGCGACAGAATCCTCGACCAGCTGAGTAATACTGTCGTTAACTGTGGTACCCCACGTACCGGATAACTCCCCGGTGGTAGGTAGGGCAAACCCTAATAGGGTGGTGTAATTAGTTGCCATGTTTGATCCTTATGCTGCTGTGTTGATTTGTTCCCAGTTTGCTGCCTGAGCGTCATTAATAATCGTCCAACCTCTAATCAAAACTGTTCCGACAGCGCCGGTTCCGGCAACTCCGGTTACAAGTTTACTATCGTCTATCTCAATTTCAACCGTTCCGATAGCCCCAGTCCCAGATACTCCGGTGGGTTTGCCTGCCGCAAGCGGTGTCGTGGTTCCAACGGCCCCTGTGCCTTCCACCCCGGTTGGGATGACGGTCTCGTCGAATTGAGGCGTTACCGTTCCAACAGCTCCGGTAGCCCCAACGCCATCTACAAGCACCTCAAATACAAAGATGCCGGCAGATACCGCACCGGTTCCTTGTACTCCAGTTGGTGTGTATGAAATTGCCGGGGTGGTGGTTCCTACCTGACCAGTTCCCTGTACCCCAGTCGGAATGACGTTTTCCCCAACGCTGAAGGAAACCGTACCGATGGCACCTGTACCCTGAACACCGTCTGGGATGTAAGCATCATTGGTCTGGAAAGTGACCGATCCAATATCTCCGGTTCCGGCCACCGATATAGAGCCGTTACCCCAGCCTCCGCCACCCCAGTTGATTGATCCCCAACCATCAAAGTACACGGTCCGGTCAAACACCTCGACCATCTGGGCATCGCCCACGGCTCCGGTACCCTGGACGCCATTGACGATCAGAGCGTCATCAATCTTGATCAGTACATCTCCAACCGCCCCTGTGCCGCTGGCCCCGTTTGGAGTTTCGGTTAAGAGATAGTTGGCCGGAGCTGCTACTGATCCAGTTCCCTCGACTCCGGTGACTTCTACAAGCTTAAGAACCTGTGTCGCAACATTGTTAACTGCACCTGTTGCGCTGACGCCGGACTGGGTATAAGAAACAAGCGGGGTCTCATCACCAACCGCACCTGTTCCGACAACCCCGGTGACATTAGATGTTATTTGGAAGGACACGGAGCCTACGGCCCCGGATCCTGAGACGCCGGTTACCTGGTAATAGGAAAGGTCAAGTCCCCAGGTGCCTTCACTCCAAGGGACTTCACCCCAGCCAGCGTAGACCGGCATGTCTTACTCTTAGGCGATACGAATGATCGCGGTAGCGGCAGCTGCTGCGGGGAACTGAATCTGGAAGTCGCCCGAAGAAACCTGCTGATCGCCACCGAAGCTCAGAATTGCGCAAGCCGGATTGCCAGTAGCGGTATCGTTATAAATGATGCCGCCAGAGGTTGTGAAGGTTGCGGAAGTCCAAGTGTAGTTATCAAAGTCGCAGACTGCGGTAGTGCCATCAGCAACCGGGGTAACCGAGGTCAGCGTAGCGCCACCCGTGGTGTAGCCGTTACCGTTGGCCAGCTCGTCAGAGTTTGACGACAGGGTGTCATAGCTGGTCGTGGCAGCGTTGTATGTGCCAGTAACAGTAGCAGTTGACTTGCCCAGAGCAATCTTGAAAGTATTGCCGGTCGAAGCGGTAAAGTTGTGAACAGCCTTCAGGATTTCCACCTTGAAGGAAGTCGGCATAGCAGTAGTAAATCCAGCCATTTTAGTTCTCCAAAAGTTTAGTTAATTCAGAATGTCCCGCATCGCGGAGACGGTTAGAAATCGTGGTGTGATTTGATCTGACGCACTGATTGCCATAGCTCACCAGCACCATACGAATGTGATCGCGAAACGCTTCAGCCTGTTGACGAATCACAGGATCTGCGGTTGCGCTAATAGAAATAATCCGATCTACGGCGTTTTCGGCCAATTCCTCTGGAGTAAATCCCCGACCGGAGACCCCCTTGGCTGTGATTTGACCTAAAAGTGCGCCACCAGATGTAGAAAACATTAAGCCACCCTAACCTTAACTTGCCCATCACGATAGGCATCTTCACGCAGTTTGCCGTCTGCCATGTTCTTCAACAGTGCAATCGACTGGATATACCGTTCCTCGTACAACTTAACCAGGTCCGGCTCTCCCTTCATAAAGGTGATCGCCTCGACCATAGCGCCGTTAAATAGCGCAGAGTCAAAGTTATCACCTAGCCACGAGGTCCCAGCCGTAACGATACTCGCTGGGTAATAGCCATAGTGCAGCTCCATCGTGTACGTTGCGTTCGGGGTTGGGCCAAGAATAAACGTGTTTTCGTCAAAGTAAGCGTAATGCGTGGGCTTACCAGTTACAGCCGGAAAAGGAAACGCCTGGCGGATGTAGTTAACATCTTTGTTAAGTAGGTACTCATACGCCCCGGTTGTCGGATCAATGACCGCTAGTGAATAGGTGTACAAGAAATCCGAAGGCTGCTCCAGATACTTATTGTTAGCCGTGGTCTGACCGGTCACATTCTTACGAATGGCCGGAGGCTGGCAGCTGTTGTAGATCCGCTGCTCGGCTAACTGGGTAAACGTAGCAAACTCGTCCTCTGTGAACGTGTTTTCACAGTAGTCGGCTATGTTGGCTTTTAACTGGGTGTAGTTCATTTAGCCCATCTTTGTGCTGTGCTTGGTCGCCTTGGTTGCTGCTCCAGTACCGCGAGTCTTTTGAGTCTGGGTGCTGGGAATAGCATTGGGGTAACCATTGTTGCCAGTATCGGCCTGAGCGTAGTCCTTTGGCTGGGTGTACTTGCCAATAGGATCTTTGGTCTCAGGCGAGAAGTAGTTGAACTTATCGGTATCCATGTTAGATCCCCGTTGCGCGGACTTTACGAACAGGCGACATCTGGTTGGCAACCTTTGCCAGACCACGCCCGAGCTTCTTCATTTCCAGATTGGTCTTTCCGCCAGCGCGGTAACCTTTACCGTGCATGCGCTTTTCATGGCCCTTTACTTCGGCCTTGGCGACCTTTTTCATTGCTGATTTATCCATTTCCTACTCCTACGTAATGTTGATCGTTACCTGTCCTACACCACCAAACCCTATAACCTGGCCTATTGCAAAAGTATCTCCAGGCTCTATCGGTCCAATCTGCAACTGTAAGGTCAAAGAACGGCTCTGGGGGTAACCGGTGAAGTCTGGACGGGGATTGCGCAGCGCCTGGGGGTCATCAACCGGGTACATTCCCAGCTGGAGCTGCGGCTGATCCGGGTTCCAACACTCCGGGCAGGCCAGGATATTTACGTTCTTTGTCTTAATTACGAGCTGCGCTAACTCCTTTAGTTTGTACCGGAAGCCACAAATGTCGCATTCCGATATTGCCCATTTACCACTAGCGAACCTGTTACCCATATCACGATGCCGATCCTATGAAGTACTGTCTCGGCACGAACCGGTCCGCTGCTTTCTCCCTGTCTTCTCCCGCCGCTAAATTCCAAGCCTCGTCGTAGGACGCCTTAAGCATTTCCAGCCTTGGTGTCCCTTCCGGTATTTTCATGGCAATGTAGTACGCAAGTCCAGCGACAAAACAGTTAAGAAACCGCCAGGGGATGTCAAACGTGTTAATCCCGTTTCCGGCATCCTGCATCCGGCGCAGTCTCCAATAAACAAACTGGTAATACGGGTTGCCTAAAGTCCCCTGATTGGGGGTGGGCCACACCGTAATCCTGGGATAGGCCACAGCGCCCGGAGCATAGTCACTGGTGGCTGGATAGGTCTGTCCGGTAAGGCGTTGTACCCAGACCTGAATCGGCCTTGCCTGGGTCAATTTATTGGGGATTGTGGCGTATGTAGAGGAGCTGATCCGGGTAATGGTCAGGTCGGACTGTGTAGTTGGGTTGTTTTGCCCGGTCCGGATCACATGATCCAAGAGGTCCACGGTATCAACGGGCAGGTCGTAAGTATTGACGCCCTGCAACAAATTAATGGTCCCCTGCTCGATGGTCCAGAGATTGATCCCACGGTTACCCCAGTCGGCCAGCATAAGGTTGATGCTTCGACGAGCTGTACGGAGGTCATAGCCTGAGCGCATCTCACGCCCAGCCCGCTCAAAGGCTTCCTCAGCCATCTCGTTTAGATCTGGATTAAATAGGTTCGTGCCGGATGTCGTCATGTCACTTTCCTGTGTCTGGCGGTTTTGGCAGCGATGGATTTAGGTTGGGAGACGAATTGCTTTCCAGCAGCTCGTCCAGCCCTTTTAGCCCGGGTAGTGGCCGCATATTCGGACGAGGAGAGCGCTTTGATGGCGGAGGAAGGGAGGTATCTTTCCCCTGTCGCCTGCGATCCTTGCGTAGAAGGTTTGCCACTCTTAGTCCGCCACTTTTGCTCCGTCCAGGACTTTAGGCTTCTCTGAGATTTTTTTAAGCTCATTCCATCTCTCTCGCTGTTTTATCTTCCTAAAGTCTTCTGATGTTGCAATCAGCCATTTAAATACATTTCCGTCAGTTTCCTGGTTAAAGACGGGCCGCCTAATCTTTGTATCCGCCTCCAGCCTTCTTGTACTCGGCTGCCAGTAACTGAGCTTTTCTAGCCGACCACTGGCCAGGCGAACCTCCTTTTCCACCAGCCTTAATACTTTCAAAGAGCCGCTTTCGCATTCCTGGTTTGGTGTAGTTTCCGGCTTCATTTACCTTGCTAACCTTTCCACCCTCAGCGTACTCTGTAAAGTCAGTATCATCCCGGCGGGACTTAATTTTAGCCCTCGGCATCTTAGATGGGAGGATTGCTCCCATACCCCGGCTGGCTCTCATATCAGCAAGCCTTGCCGCCGCCCATCATCTTGACCATCGTGCCACGGGTCTTGCCCTTCTTGGCGATGCCATCAGCTGAACGGGTATAGCCACCAGCGGACATTTTCTTAGCTTTTCCGCCATGCTTCATACCGGCCTCGGCCATCTCGTGTTTGATCATCGACTTGGGAGCGCCTTTTTTCTTCATAAAGGAAACTTCCTTAGCCATCATTTTCTTTGACTCTTTCATTTCGCCACCTTTTTTCATGCCCATGTTGCCCATTTGCTCAGAGGTTGGGAGAACCTTTTTAATTCCGTAATTCATTTCTTGCCTCGCTTCTTTGACATACCAGCCTCACTCAGGCCAATAGCAATAGCCTGCTTGGGATTGGTAACCTTTTGCCCCGAGGAAGACTTAAGCTTCCCCGCCTTAAATTCGCGCATAACCGTGGCCACCTTCTTCTGGCCTTTAATTGCGCCACCTTTTTTAACCATTACTTCTTTTGGTTTGGAGGGAGGCTTTGGGGGCCGATAGATCAGATCTTTGGATTCTGGCTTGTTCATTAGACCATCCGTCCACGAGTCTTGCCGCGCTGAGCGATTCCATCAGCTCGCTTTGAAGCAGAAGAAACCTTGCCACCCTTAGCTTTCTTAACAGTAGTAGGAGCCTCAGCAGGCTTCATGCCAAGCTTATCGCGGATGTAATCCTCTATCGTTGCCGCACCGGTCATGGCTTTTTTAACCATTCCAGGAATACCAAACCGGCCCTCGTCTGCTACAGGTGCAGACTCAATTGCCTTGGTCTTTTCTGATTTCTCGGCCATTTAAACCATCCTTCCACGGGTTTTACCACGCTGAGCAATGCCATCAGCACGAGAAGAGGCAGAAGATACTTTACCGCCTGCTTTCATGCCCTTCATTCTTTGCTTTGCTTTTTTAGCAAATTCATTTAATTCATCTTCTTCTTGCGATTGGCTTGATTGCATTTTTTTATCAAATTCTTCAGACTCCTGCTGCATTTTTTTAGTTGCAGCATCATATTGTTCTTTGGTAACAGGTTTCCCAAGAACATAATAATTTTGCTGAGAATCCGCCATCACTTACCCCTTGCCAATAAGTCGGTCAATTTTTTCTTCAAGGCGGTTAAACCTTGCATCAATGTGTTCAGTAATTCGCTGAACTTCTTCTTTAGTAACGTGATCACGGGCTACCTCCACACGTGTTTCATTAAGTTTCTGTTCAATCTGGTCTATTTTCCTAAACTTTTCTTGTGCCATATATGCCACCAGAGCAAAAAAAGCTGCGGCTAGGGTAAGAAGACCATTCCAAATAAGACCTACCGAGTCCATTTAACCGCATCTCCATCGTTTCAAAGATTGATTTAACCGGCTGTTTGGATCACGTTTGGTTTCCGGATTGGCTAATTTTTTCATGCCTTCCATCCTTGCGCAAAACGATTTCCGTCGAGCTGCACGTTTGCCGGTAGGGCTTGATTCAGTAACAGCAGTTTGTAACTTTGAGCCAGGGTTGGCTTTCCGATAGGCGGCAACGCCCTTGGCGGTCATGCCAGCACCCTGCTTGGTGGGACGAAAGTTACCCGACTTCACCGAAGTTTTGATGCCCATTCCCTTGGCCATTACGCTGCCTCCTTAGCGGCATCTACCGGGCGCAGCCGGGGATAGAGATAGTCTTCTCCAAAGTTCCCTTCAAACTCATGTACGCCCATGTGACCAAGCTTAATTGTTGGGTCAATCCAGACGGTAAATCCAGCCTGTTTTGCCCGCTCACAGAACACAAAATCCTCACCCATGTAGCCTTCTTCCTGATTTAACAGGAAGTCAAAGTAGGCATACATATCGCAATCGTGGTTCTGATCGTAATATTTCCACTCTGGATGCTTTTCTTTCAGAGTCTCGAATACAGTCCGCTGGATCATAATGAACCCCGTGCCAACGCGCTTGGCTCGGACAAGGCCCATCGAGTCCATCATTATGTTTCCGTCTTCGTCTTGATCCAGCATGGAGAAGTAAACCTTCTCCTTTTTCCTGGCGCATCCAACACCGGCCACAATCGGACGGGTCTTATTAAATGCCAGAAGTCGGAAGATGTCATCGGCATTAATGACCATATCTGAGTCCACCATAAGCAGGTGGTCGCAGTCGGATTCCAAGAACAATTTAGCGATACTGTTACGTACACGGGAGACCACGGAGCATCCAGAAATATTAGCCAACTGGACTCCAACTCCGTGTGCCTGCGCCTTAACGCAGAACTCCGCTAACGAAATGGCTAGCTTTACGCTTATCTTAAAGTCATAAGCAGGTAGGCCAATAAAGACCTTGCTGCCAACCAGATCGTAGGATTGTTCTTGTTTCATTTTTATCCGTAGTAGATGGTTGCGGTAACACTGTTTTCCAGATAAATCCGGATACCTTTCCGTGCAAGGATGCCCTCGCCAGGAATGATATTGAATACATCATTTGCCGTGGTGACCTTGCTGATTACCATTACGTCGTTATAAACCAGCGCATTACCGGAAGCGTCTCCAGCGTCTGCTACGGTTACGGTAAAAGTATTTGCATCGGCTACTGTAACAACTTTATAAAAGTTGTCTGTTGGGTTTGTACCGCCTGACCAATCTATGAATGTATATTCACCAACAACCAAACCGTGATTCTGAGCAGTTACCGTGGCGGTTGTTGTTGAACGGGTATACGTTCCAGATATAGACGTATCGTCATACATTCCCACAATACCAGGACTGGTTGTGGCCGACCCAAACAGAAATGCTTTCAGTCGGGTACGGTATGGGATGATTAGGCCAGACGCAGTCGCATATTGCGATTTAACGTCATACTGCATTGATGGCATCTTGTTTCTCCTGTTCGGGTGCGTCTAACCGGTTTATTAGCATTTTGTACGCTGCGATAGTGGCTTGGGCTTGAACTTGAAAGACTTGCGCCTTATTTATTTCCTGCTCCAGAGCCGCTATCTCAGTTTCCAAAAATTCCTTGGTTATTTGCATTACGGAGTTACAGATGTACCAATGGAAATGTAGTGAGCAACGCCGCCAATTAAAATCTTAATTGCTTTGGCAGTGCCACCAACAGTACCAGTCGAGACAATCGTTGCTGCGGGACCGCTCTCAATGTTGAACAGGTTCTGAACCTCACCAGTCTGGGTTCCGCTGTCCGTAACACGAATGAACGAAGAGGCTGAACCAAGAGTTACGTTGGTGCCGTAGTCGGTGTCCAGCTGAAGAACAGCCAGCGTACCGCCCGGGGTAGTTGCAGTGCCGCCCAGAGTTGCGCGGATTGCGTTAGCAGCGCCAGAAATCGTGCCGGTCGTGTTGATCGACGTAGAAATGTGTGCGCCGTTGATGGTGCCTGCGGTTGCGGCATTTGCACCGGTCACAACTGAGAAAGCACGAAGAGTCTCGCCAGAACCGGTAGAGGTAAAGGCTAAACGCTGATAAGAAAGACGGGTATCACCAGTGGTCGCAGATGTAGATCCGTATGAGCTGGAAATGTTTTGTGCGGTGGTTACTGTGATGGGGGAAGAGGCGGTGCCTCCAATGAAGCCGTTGTCAGACGCGACTGGGCCTGAAAAGGTAGTACGAGCCATGTTGTCCTCGTGTAGTAGCACATCCCCGCACCGTCTCTACTAAGTCTGCTAGGCCAGTCGGTACAGGTAAAAATCCTAGACTTAAACGACAGAATACAGAAAAAAGGGGGTTTTGCAACC